CTACCGCCCGCCTTCTTTCGGCTCCGCCGGCCGGATCGCTGCATGCCGGAGAATCGTCTCCATGTCCGGTACGTAGCTGCTCTCCGAGCCGTGGAACGACCAGATGCCGAACTTCCCAGCGCTGCCCACCTGGTGGTCGAGTTTCACCGACCAGCCCTTGAATCGAATGACCAGCATGCCCTGCCCTCGTAGGAAAAGGCCGTAGTCTACTCCTAATCCTGACAGGCCCTGTTGGCCGCCAGCAGTTGCGCCTCGTAACCGATCCGCTGCCGACGCTCTGCCAGCAGCGCACGGACCTTGGTCTGTAGGTCGTCGCTCTTCTTCAGCCCAGCCGCTGCCCAGGCCGGCACTTCTACCGCCGGCACTCGGCACGGCACCGCCACCGGCACATCTACGCGCACCGTGCGCGGCTCGGCTTCCTGCCGGCCGGCGCATCCCGCCAGCGCGAACACCACCAGCATCAGCACTATCCTCATAGACCCAACTCCTGATCAATGACCGCCTCGGCGGCCGCACACTGCTCGCCGGCGGTTCGTTCACGTAGCAGGCGCTGGGCTCCGGCATACTGCTCGGCGGCCTGCTGTCGTCCCCGATCCACAGCTTGCGCGGCATCCCGGGCGCGCTGCTCGCCGGCCAGGCGGAGCGCGGCAACCTGCCGGACCTGCTCCGCCACTGCGGACTCCAACTCTCCCCGGGAGGCACGGCAGGCGACCAGATCCGACCGTGCGGCATCCAACTGCGGCCGGTAGTGCCGCGCTCCGATCCAGACACCGCCGGCGGTGCCGAGGCCGACCAGCACCAGGCAGGCCAGCGCGATCGAAATCACGCGGGCCGAGATCACGACAGCACCGCCTTGGCCCGCTCCCACAGCGCCAGGCGCTCCGCCTGGCCGTTCGTGCCGCCGTTGATGCGCCGAGTGATGGCGGCGAACTCGCCGCGGTCGGCCAGGTCGTTGAGGCCGTGGGTCGACCACCACCAGGCTGCGGACAGCGCCGCCCACTCCGGCTGCTCGAGCAGCTCTGGTTCCTGCTCCAGCGGCTGGCCCAGCCCGGCGCCGGCGGCGCGGTAGTTCGCCCGGCCGGTGATCTGTAGCAGCCCGCGCCCGCGGTACCGCCAGCCGTCGCCGGAGGCCTCGTCGCCATTGCCGTTGCGCGAGGCGTAGGCGTTGTTGGCGATGGCCCGAGGATTGCGCGCCAGGCGCTGCGCCAACGCGTTGGGCTGCCCGTCGGCGCCGAGGTAGCGAATCGGCCAGGTCGCAGCCAGGCCGCGCGCGCTGTAGTTGAGGTTCTCCACCAGGCGGGTCAACTGGCCGCTTTCATGGCCGATCTGGGCCAGAAACGCGGCGACTCGCACAGGCGACGTGATACCGAAGCGCGTCATCCCGCGGTTCAGCGCACCAACAAAAACGCCGGCGCGAGGGCCGGCGTTCGGGAGGATTTGCAGCAGTTGCTGCTCAGTGATAGGCATGCTGATCTCCAGGCACAAAAAAAAGCCCGCAGAGTGCGGGCTGGTCATAGAGTCTCGGGCTGCATCTCGGGAGGTGCCGGCATCGACAATCGGACATCGATCCAACTGTTGAGCGGGACATCCAGTGGGGCGCCCTTCCCGAGCACCATTTCGCCGTCGTCACTGAGTGTCCAGCGCTGTTTGAAGAGCCGGATGGTGACCGTCCCATCCTCAGCCTGTTCGCTATCAGTGATACCGAGTGGGCGACCGCCGTCGGGAGACGCAGGGTCGATCACGCGCCAGCCCTCTTTCGCTAGCCCCAGGCTACCAGAGACCTTGTAGACGCCAACGGCGAGCCGTTGAACAGTAACGCCGCGGGCCTCTGCGTTGGCTACACCCCAAGCCCCCGCAGGCTCGAAGTCCAGTTCGTTGAGGTCCGGTCTCAAGCTCCCATCAACGTTGGCGATACGCACGACCGGCGATGCAGCACGAAGCGTCCCGTCGGTTGCTCTCGTCGTGTTTATAGTCGTGTAGAACTCGAAAATAGGGGCAGACGAGAATTTCCCGCACCGACCTTTGACCGTAGATGCCGGCACCTGGCCGAAAAACATCTGCGCTCCTCGCAAGTCGGATCCGTCGTAGCCGATCGTCAACACAGATCCGTTGCTAATGCCAGTTGCCACGGAGTCAACAGTTGTCGAATCGAATATCTCGACGCTTGTCGCATAACGATGAATCGATGGTGCTCGGTCAGGACGCTCAGAACCAATCCCGAATGCGCCGACCGGCATGGCGTTTCCAAGCATTGTACCGATATCGGCCTGGGCGGCGCTGCGCAACTCGAGCGAGTTCCTCGCCTGGGCCGGCGTCGGTGCCGTTGCCCACGGCTGAATGCCGGCCAGCGTCCCTCCCCACTGGTTCGCTATCAGGTTGAATCGATCGCTCAGCTCCTTGTCGTAACCCAGGATTGGCGCCACCGCATAGGGCTTGCCGCTAGCCGTGCTGCCCCGGTAGTTGGGCTTTATCGACATGACCGTCGAACTGGCGACGTTGCTCACTTCGTAGAGGCGCCCGTCAGGGGCAATAAAGGCGTCGCCTACCCGGACATTAGAAGAAAACTGAGTTCCGGTGCCGGTGACGGTCGGGCTATTTTCTGTCACCGCGACGGTGCCGGTTGAATACCATGCCATTTAAGCCTCCATCAAATTACGCGACAACAATGAGTGGCCAGTTGAACTTAAATCCGATCTCATCCGGAACTAACGAGGAGACGAAAATCATGGCCCGGGAATTGTACAGGAACCCTATACGAGGGGGTTCCAGAGTATAGATATGCTTTAGATTAAAATGACTCACCAGAAAATAGGTGGACAACCCATATGGATATGGAAGTGCCCATGTTTGCATGTGCATACCTCCGGGCCAATTAGGGTTATGGGCGTATAACTCCCACTCCTGCGCCCCTCCAACAAACCGCACAATCTCGCGATTACTGTCGAACATGACACGCGACTGAGCATCGAATACATGCATGCCCCACCCTCCTATACGGGGTAGCATGACTGCTGCGGCCTTCCACTTTCCTCCATATACCGGCGGGTCGGTATCTTGGAAACTAGACTGGTAAAACGCAAATCCAGACCAAGCCCCAGCCCCTCCCAGATGTCGAAATCTATAAATCTGGTGAGGCCCATTAGGACAGAAGTATACATATGGCTCGTAGGGCGAATTAATTGGCGCCGAGTAGTTTACAACAATTTCCACCGCTCCTTGAACGCCATACACCCCACCTTCAACAATATGCATGCAGGGGTTTGAGTCATCGATAATTGTTTGCCCATTGTTCCCTCGAACAAGGATACCGTAGCTCATGAGAACATTACCGCATGCAGGACATAGGTAACATTTGGAGATCCGTCTCGCAAAAACGTAATTACATTTCCAGATATTCTATAGGAAGGGACTTTTCCAAATGGGTAGCCGCTTGAGATTAAGAAAACTACACCACGAGCGGGATCAAAGCCGGGAATACTCACTGCCATTCCTCCTGTGATCGCTCCAATCGATTGTCGATATACAGTCCGCGCCGACTGGCCGGTGAGGTCCATCACGATCCCTCCGGCTGCGTTTCGAATTCGGATGCCATAGCTCATGCGTCGAGATTCCCGATCTGTACCCGTAACACCAGGTTCGCGTCGTAGACTTTAACGGCCTCCGCTGTCTGCCTCATGAAGCCTCCGGACGTTGCGCTGTTCATCGTCAAACTCCCTGCTTTATCAAGCTTCCACAGCGGCTCGCCGTTGGCACCGAGTGCGGTCGACTGAATCACGTTGCCGATCTTCGCGTTCGTAATCGAACCGTCCTGAATCATCGCGTTGTTGATGAACATCTGGCCTCCGACGATCGAGACCGGCGCCACGGTCTGCCCGCTGGAACTGTTGAACCAGAGGAACCGATCAGCCTGGAACGCCATGGTCGTCACGCTCGTACCGCTGTCGAACCCAAGCTGGAACCCGGTGGCGTACTGCTGCCCATTGGCATGGGCCTGGAGCTTCACGCTGTACATCGCCTTCACGCCCTGATCCAGTGACGCTACAACGCTCTGCGTGGTCTGAATCGCGGCCCCGTTGGCGCTCGTTTGCGCCTGGACGGTCTCTACACGCTTCGCCTGCGCCTCGATCTCATTCGCGCGCACGATGACCTCGGTGGCTGCTCGAGCAATGGTGTCCCACCCCTTCAGTGCATCCGCTTTCTCTCCGGTAGCCGGCTCCCGGCGCGCGGCTGCTTGCAGCACGTCCAGGCTGGAGGCACTGGACTGAACAACACCGTCGAGCTCTTCAATCGCGGCCGCATTCTCAGTCACGCGTAACGCAAGGGCATCGACCGATTCGACGAGCTCGCCCACATCAGCCCAGTAAACGGGGTTCGGCGGCGGATTGCCCGCGGGAACGTCCTGGAGGGCTTGATAGAACCTGCCGTTCAATCGAACGATCTGGCCCTTCTGGTATACCGTGCCGGCGTCGTAGTACTGCTCCATCAACTGGTCGACGTTACCGCCGATTTGCTCGATGTTTTCGAAGAACTGCTCGCCGAGGGCGGACTCGACGTACTCCTTGGTGATCAGTTCGTTGTACTCGCTCGCATCCGTCGAGCTTATGCCGTCGACCCAGGCCGACCAGGGGCCGACGTTGCCGGTCCTGTCGATCAGCCGCCCGCGGAAGGCCAGGCGAGCGCCGGCCGCCAGCGAGGTCAGCGTGTGGGTGTCGGTCGGGTAGGCGAACAAGCCCAGGGCAGTTGCGTTCTGCTCGCTGCCGCCCGGGGTAACCGACTGTTGGATCTCGGTGTAGGCGGTGTCCGCCGCGCCACTGGCCGGGAATCCCCACTCCAGGCCGATCTTCCACGGTCCGCTGGTGGTACGCAGGAACGCCAGCGCCGGCGGCGCACCGGTCTTGCCGGTGATGTTGGTCAACACCGAGTTCGCTGGGATCGACGACACGTTCATGGAGTTCACAGCCCGCACGCGCGCAAGGTACTGGCCGGTGTATACCCCACGTACTTCCACCATCAGCTCCCCCGTACGCGGAACCCTGACCCACTCGCGCGAGCCCCAGCGCCACTCTACGTCGTACGCTACCGCGTCCGGTGCCGCGTCCCAGGCGATGGTCATGATCGTGACCGCCAGGCCTTGCTCGACCGCGATGTGCTGCGAGATCAATACGCGTGCAGGTGGATCCTGCACCCCGGACGGGAGGACGCTGATCGGCCGAGAATCGATGATCGCCCCGTGATCGATCGCATCAAACTTGCCGGGCTCGTGCTGGATAACCTCAAGCTGGAATTGCTCCCAACTTGGTCTGGTCACGTTCTTGACGTAGAACTGCATCAGGGCCAGGTCGTCGTAGTCGATCGCCCAACCGCTCTCGGGGGAAGGCTCTTCACTGAAGTCGGCCACCACCGTTATGACGCGTCCGTCATGACCTTGAATCGCCCTGGCTTCCGAGCGCCCACTGGGCAGGTTGACTCGCAGCCGCGCGCCGACCGGGATATCCACATCTCGGTCTACGGTGATTGCTCGTCCAGATACCGCCGAGATCCTGCCGCCATTCGCACGACCGGCAAGCATGGGGTCTGCCAGAGCCACCACCTGTCCAGGCCGCGGGATGAATCCATCCAGGCCAACCTTCCAGACGGCCCCACGAGTCTGCAACTGCTCAGTCATAAGCGCCCACTGCCCCGCCCGCTGCGCCTGACCCTGGCTGGTGCAGCCGAGAGCCCCGACCGATACCTCCCTGACGATCCCGCCAAGCTCGATAATCGCATCCTCGTCGAAGACCGGCTCTTTGTCTGTCTCGAACGCATTGGCCGGGTTGTCCCAAGAGACCATCGCCAGCGAATGGCGGTCTCGCGTCCGCGTCCCCGAATACGCAACCACGCCATCGTTCAGAATCTGCGAAGTGGAGTAGGTGTAAACCGGGTCCTGAGGCATGTCGGCGTTGACAGTGATCTGGCTACCATCCCAGAACGCCAACCCATGAAAGATTGCGGCGAGGTCCTGAAGAACGGCATACGCCTCCTCTTGCTTCTGAAGATAGAGGTTGCAAGTGAACCGAGGCTCTTGACCGCCTTTCCCGTCTGGCACCAACTGGTCGCAGTACTGCGCAATGCGATAGAGGGCCCAACGGTTGACCATGCTCTGGTCGATGCGCTCACCCAGACCGTAATAGGGGTTCAACACCAGGTCATAGAAGACCCAGGCCGGATTGTTGGAATAAGCCTCCTTGAAGGTGCCGTCCCAAACGCCATTCGTGGTACCGGGGCCGCCGGTAAAATAGGTCCGAGTCTCAGGGTCATAGTTCATCGGAACCCGCACGATCCGCCCGCGCATGAGCGCAGAGAACTTCGGAAAGTCGCCCCCGAACTGCTGGGCGTCATACTCCACGCAGCCAACGGCGGTGAGCGGAAACTCCTGGTTGCTGTCGACAACTTCAGCTATCGCAGTCAGCATCATGGTGTCCTGGACCAGAGAGCTGTTCGCCTCAGGCGTGATCCGCCGCACGCGAACCGCCCAGTGCCCTCCTGCCGGCAGGTTGATCCGATGAGAACGGTAGTAAGTCGTAACGTTCTTCCGGTCGACAAACGTGCTGAGTACGGTCTGGTAAGGAGCGCCATCCGTGGCGACATCGATCGCGTACTCAATGCGCACCCCATTGATGTTCCCGGACGAATCCTGCGCCTGCAGGTTGGGCCAGGACAGGCGCACGCGTACCGCATCCGCCGTGGCGTTCGTGACGGTGTAGATGTAGGGCTGCGTGCTGAGCAAGGTCTGGCCCACCGCAATCTCGTTGCTGGACTCCGCTACACCTTCCAGTCGCTCCTGATTTAACTCGCCCGGTCGAAACTGCCACTTCACGTCGGGATAGTTCAGCGTGCCGTCTTCTGCCTGGATCGGAGTACCGTCAAGCTTGATCGACTTGAGTCCATTGACTGGGCCAACAATCGGACCCCAGCTCAGGAGATACACGATCCGAGCAGTGGACAGCGATGCGACGCCGTTCTGGGCGATGTGCGGCTGCTTCGGCTTGGAACTGCCCCCCTTGCTTCCACGCAAAGGCTGATGGCGCTTCTCGGTCACAACAGACATTTTCGATCTCCAGAAACAAGAAACCCCGCCGAGGCGGGGTCTGGCAGCAGTCGTGCTAGAGCTGGTCTTCCGTGTAAACCCCGCCCGACTCGACGGCGCCGCCGATCTCTCGCTCGCCGTAAAGCACTGGGTATGGGTTGCCCTGAGCAATAGTGGTCATGGCGCCACCGAATCCATAGCTCGGGTTATTCCCATCCTCGTTCTTCGCGGCGGAAGCCTGAGTTGACGGGGCCAGCATCTGGGCAACGCCACCAAGCGCCAGGCCAGCGCCGCCAGCCATCATTGCAACGCCTATTGCCGAGGTGGTACCGAACGTGAAATAGCCCGCAACGACCAACGCCGCCCCCAGGACCGTCTGAAAAATCCCGGAACTCTTGCTGCCTTGGATGACTGGCACGATGCGGATGACCGACTCGCCGGCTCCGGCCAGGTTAAGCTCCTCTTCGCGAAGATTTCGCCGCCCTACGAAAACCGCGAACCGCATCCCGCGCTCTTCTGCGGTTCGCATGAATTTCTCGAAACCATCTACCATGCTGGCCAGGGCAATGGCGGCCTCTCGCGGCCCTGATACATCGAGCACATACTCACGGCCAAATTCACGGCGCAACGCGCCATACAGTCGCACGGTCTTCATTGGGGGAAGTCCTTGTGGCGAAGGATCAGCCGGACCCTGTTGGCCATGGACCAGCCGTAGATTTCGCGTGTGGCCGCGCGACCCGCCATGTGGTGATAGATGAACGGACCCGAGCCGCCCAGCGCTGGAGCCTCTTCACTTCGCAAGCAAGGATCGGCACCGAGATAGATCGCGGCATGGTTCGGGTGATAACAAGGCCTCCCTGGAGTGGGCACCTGAAACACCAGCATGTCGCCGCGGCGCAGGTCTTCAACGCGATAGAAACCCGCACTCTCGTAATTGTCCTCGTACAGGCTCGATCCGTCCTTGACCTCCCACCAAAGGTCCTTGCGCTCGAAGTTCGGCAGCGTCACCCCAGCTTCTCGCTCGTACCAATCCCGGCAGGCGCCCCAACAGTCGAGCAAGCCGTGGGAAAACTCTCGGCCAAGCAACGGTGCACGATAACCTGATGGTTTGAACCAGGTCATTTCCCCACCCGGCAGCCCGATGATTCCCCACGGCAATCCGTGAAGCTCACAACTGACCCGGTCGGCCATGCTCGGGATCGGAGCCTTGTCAGGATGGCTATGGATGACGGCAATTACTTCGCCGCGGTCCTCTGCTGCTGCGTAGTCCCGGTGATCCATGACGAAGTTTTCGCGATCACTGACCGCCAGGTTGCCACAAGGCGCGTATTCTCGGCCGCTATCGGTCTTGAGCAATACGCCACACGCCTCGCTCGGGTAGACGGTTTCGGCGTGCGCCAGGATCTGACACTGCAGCTTTTGACTGATGCGCATGCTTACCTCGACGAAACGATCAAACTTGCCCCCAAGGAACCGCCGAAGCGGTTGGTGTTGCCGCGCAGCTTGCAACTGCTCCAGCGGCCGCCACACCGATCGAGAGCCGGGTTATCGGTAGGCTCATCCTTCTTCGTGAAGAGGGCAGCGCCGGTATAGGCGCAAGCCTCTCCTCGATACTGACCTCGGCACGCCCACCGGCAAAGCTTGGTGATCTGCTGGGCCGGTAGCATCTGCCCCTCCATGTCGATAGGGCTGCTGAGCGCGAAGGTGACCTGCTCCCGGGTTTCCTCGGTCTTCTGCTCGATGAACCAGATCCCCATCCGAGCCTCGTCGGCTGCATCGGGGTTGCCATCAGGGAAGTTCGCGGCATCCAGATAGTGCCTCCACGTCTCGATCACCCGCACCCTGGCGCCACAGAGGTCTCGCAACTGAAGGCAGATGGCCGATATCGCTCCTCGTATGCCGGCGAGTTCGTTTGCCAGTTGGAGGGTCGGCGACGCGGGTCGACCATCGCCGCGGATATCAAAGCCTTTTGCGGTGATTTGGATCGGCTCGTACACATTGCCCTGCCAGATGATTTCCCCTTCTTGGGCGTGGCCATGGAATCGCCAGAGATTTCCGCCAAGGCGCGTCGCATCCACCTCAAACAGCCGGATCAGGTTCCCCGGCTCAAGCTTCTGCACATCAGCATTGAAGGCCATGCGTTCTCCAGATATGAAAAAGCCCGCGCGAGGCGGGCTGGAAGGTTGTACAGCGTGGATGAAATGCCAGTGGCAACCGCCCTACCGGGGTAGTAGCGTCGTGCCTTCATGCAAGGGTTTCCCGACCCTGAGCGTGCCGGCCCAGGGATCGGGAGGCGCCAATGTCGGCGCGGTTAAAGACCTAGGAGGTCAAGATGAGCGAAAAGCCCGTTGTGGCACCCTTCCAACTGAGCGTTATGGCCGCACTATCGGTGGTTGGCTCAATTCTTGGGTCAACGAACAAAGGGGCCATCGACAAGGTGGTTGAGCATATCGAGACCATCAAATCCAAAATGCCAGCAGATGCCTCCCTCCGCGACGGTTCTTCTGAGCACCACCTAGCTCTTGATGCCTTGATTTCAGGGCTGAGGGCTGCCAGCAAGATGGATCAGATCTAAAGGATCGGCTCAAGCCCGAGAGCCGCCTCCATCCTCGAAAGCCGGCGCTCGAGCAGGTCGGCTTTTCTTTCTAACTCGTCTGTAAACTCTTTCGGCAGACACAGGCCAGTGACATCAACCGGCGAGATCGTTGCCTCCGAGACAAGCTTTTCGAAATCTGCACTACCAGGCTGCGGAAGCTCTACCGCCAACTCCAGCTTATCGAGTTTCATCACACTCTCCCGCGGCATAGCCGCTCATGGTTGGTTGTTACGGGTAGAAGACCTGAACGAACGTGAAGCTCAGTTCGTACAGCCCTCCACCCAACGGCCTCAGCTTGTATCCATTGCACCGGTATCGACCCTGTACGCCGCCAGGGGGCGTCCACAGGAACGACCTATACCCCTCGTGCCGGTCCAGGAAGGCGCGGGCGCCCAGGAGATCATCACCAGCCTCCAGGCGCCCGATGATCGTCATTCCATCCCAGGTCTCGGATCTGGTGTTGATCCCCGTTCCGCCGGACTGAACGTATCCATCCCCGAAGTCGTTCTGCCAGGTGCGCTGGGCAATCTCGCCGCTAGCTCCAAGGCGGGTACAGTAAGAAAAGGTCTCAGCCACTTATCGCCTCCAAAGCAGACCGTTCTGCCCCAACTCTTCCCGAATGACTCCCCGGACCTCCTCCCGCAAGGCCAGCCCGGCAGCCTCTCCCTGCATTCGAGCTTCCTCTTGGCTCATGCCCGGCTGGGCATTAACCGTGACCGGAGCGTTGATAGTGATCGACGGCGCCTGTCCAGCCCCAGCACTCGCGCCGCCCGCCCTGCTGAGGAAATCAGTCAGATCCCTGTTTTGGTTCGGGCTGAGCACCCGCTCACCAGCATCAAGCAGCCAGGTACTCTCCTTCGGGATGTTGTCGATGCCGCCGTGCGCGATGCCCCCGAAGGCCGCCGAAGAAGCTCCAGCAACCATTGGCGCGGTAGCTGCGGCGGCAGCCGCAGCAGCACCAGCAGCCAGGCCAGGGCCAACAATCGGGATGGCAGCCGTCGAGGCAAACGCTGCTAGCTGTGCCTGGAACGCCGTCGCCTTAGCATTGGCGACCAGACCGATTGCCGCAGTCGATTGAGCAGTCTTCCCTACGACCAACTGCACCGCTTGGTAGACCAGCCACTGGGCGGCCATGTCAGCCAGAGCCTTGATGACCGACTTAGCCAGGTCCGCAGCCATGTCACCGAACGCATCTCCGAGGCTCTTGGTCCGCGTGACGATATCGGTGATTGCATCACCCAAGCCGTTGGTAGCATCGCCAAGTGCACCAGATACGAAGTCAGAGGCCTGCTTCGAGTAATTCTGCGCATCCTCCACGTAGGTTTCCCATGCGGAGCGGGCTCCGGACACCCAGTCCCCCTGGGCCTCAAGTCGAGCATCGTAGTTTGCCTGCAACTGCTCCAGCATTTGCTCATGGTGCTTCTGTTGAGCCTGGAGTTCTTGCTGGTACTCGTCGTCGCTCATCCCGACCGATCTGTCTGCGTAGCGGTCGGCAAGATCCCTGCGGGCCTTGGCGTAACGGTCATTCTCCTCGTTCAGCTTGTCGAACAGCCCCCTCTGGCTATCGCTCATCCCCATCCCGAGGATTTCGCGCTGCCCTTCGAGCTTGAGATTGCCCAGGCTCTCGTCCATCGCGGACTTGATCTCTCTGAGCCGCTTCACGAACGGATTGGCCGCGTCCACTGCGGAGTTGAACGACTTGGCCGCCCACTCGATTCCCTTCGCATACTCCTGGCTCGTGATCTTCCCCCTGTCCTTCAGGGTGTTGAGGGCCTCGATGTTTTTCCTGTACTCGTCCGCCGCAGTCGCGGTAGGGTCGATCTCCTTCTTGAGGTCCCGATACCGCTCCTCAGCCTGCTTCAGCCCCTTCGCAGAGTCCTTCAACAGGTCCTTCTGGGACTTGGTCGAGGCATTCGCCTTGTCCACGGCTGCGGCATAGGCCAGGGCGCGCTTTTCATCGTCAGGACTTAGCTTCAGGATGCCAGCGTTGATCTGGGCGCGGAGCTTCTCTACCTCGGTCAGCTTGCCGGCGACAACGCTCTGTTTCTGCAAATTATCCAGATAGCTCGCGCCAGCCTTATCCGAAGCAAAACGGACCCCATCTATTTCTCTTTGAACCTGCTGCATAGCAAGCTTTATGGAGTCAATTGTTTCTTTCGTTTTCGGAATATATAGACCGTAAAGAGGGTTACCCTTGCTCCCGTCCTCAGCAGCTTGGTACTGGTTCAGTTTTTCCTCTTCGACCTCAAGCTGCGCCCTAAGCTCTGCAAGTCTCCCTGTAAGCTGGTCGTAAGACTGGGTCTTTAAGTTCTCAGGAACCATTGATCGCGCGGCTCGACGAATGCGTGATGACGCATCATCAAAAGCGTTGGCTGCCTTGTTGGCATTCTCCTCAGCCTTATTGCCAAAATCGACAAAGGACAGAGCAACCGCTCCTATTGACAGAAGAAGGCCCGGCCACCCGGCAGCCATCCGGAGAATCCATGATCCCGCCTTGGATGCAGCGCCAGCAATCCCCCCCAAAGAGGCAGTTAACAGGCTAGATGTAGCCGCAACCTTCGCGCCTGTCTCGGCGACAAGTAGTTGAGATGCGGAAACCTGTCTATTCGCGGCAGCGACAGCGAGAGTAGATGCCTCCCACCTTGCCATGGCTGCGGTCGCAGCCTCGGAAGACGCCACCGTGGTGGCCGCCAGTTGCTGCTCAGCAACCTGTAGTTGCTTGGTTATTGCAACTTCACTGAGCCTCAGCTCAACCATCCTGGCGACTGATTGCTGCCGCCCAATTTCGGTAATTTGGGCTTTTAGTCGCTGTACCTCGAGCTCCTTTTCGGCAGCGATTGCAGCCTGCACCGACTGAAGTCGAGCAATTTCCGAAGCTTGCCGCTGGCGATCAGCCGCAACTTGCGCTTCAGCGGAAACAACAGCCTGCCTGGCACGTCCCGCCTCTGCGACAGCGGCAGTCTGAATCGCTTGAGCACGAAGCAACTCACCCTTAGCGGAAGCTGCTGAAGCACTGGCCTGGGCTTGAGTCGCTTTGAAGTCCTGATACTTAGTATTTACAAATCCAACTAGCACTCCAGCAGTACGTCCGATCGCCAGATACAGCCCAGTATTCAGGACCTGGACGAAGGCCTGTACGCCCGTAGAGTCAAGCGACTTCGACAGGGAAACCATGGCTTCCGTAAAAGCCTTGGACACCCCGAGAGTGCTATCCAGGCTGCCGATCGCCCTGGTCGCGCTGTTCTCCAGAACTTGAAACGCGCCAGCGATGGTAGTCTGGGCGCGCGCAAACTGGTCATCAATAGCTCGGGTTTGAGACAGAATCGCCTCGAAGACCTGCTTGGAGGTCAGCTTGCCCTGTTCGCCAAGCTTTCGAAGGTCTCCAACCGCAACCCCGAGACCGTTTGCGACGGCCTGGGCCAAGCCCGGAGCCTGCTCGAGTACCGAGTTCAACTCCTGGCCTCGGAGCACGCCAGAGGCAAAGGCCTGTGCGAGTTGCACCAGCGCACCTTCCGCAGCGGCAGCGGAAACACCACTGGCCGACATGGCCTTGCTGATGTTCTGGGTAACCTGGACAACTTGCTGTTGATTTACGCCGAGCTCACCAGCCGAAGCGGCAATCCTCTGGTACAGCTCCGCAGTACCCTCCAAGGACGACTGCGCGTTCTGAGCGACGGAATACACTGCCTCCATCGATTGACTGAACTGAGCCTGACTTTCGCTGACCTGCTTGATGCGGTTCTCAATAGAGACCCAGGCTTGCGAATACCCAACAAGTTCTCGGGCGCTCAGATAAGCAGTTGCCGCAACGCCAATAGACTTGATTGCGCTAACTGCTGTAGAGCTCGCCCGCTGCGTGCTTTGCTCGATCCGCCCCATACTGCGCGCAGTGTCTTGGGCGGCTCGACTCATGTTCTGCTGGAATCCCCCAATGCGCGCAATGAGGTCGAGCGTCAGCACACCAAGGGAGCGAGAGGCCATTTAGCTTTTCTCCGGACAATAAAAAACCGCCCGAAGGCGGCTTGCATAGGGATTTTCTACTTCTTCAGATAATCATCCCCATTGAATATGATTTTCGGCCAATTTTAGTTTGGCCGATGCCAGTACAGACATGCCCATATCTCATATCTCAGACCGACAATGTCGGCATAGCTTAGCCTCCTCTCTGACGGCTTCCGCGCAATATGGGCATTTCTTAAAACCATTCGATATACCGACATCCACTGCAGCCTGACGAGACGAGCGTTCAGATGCTTGCTTATCTTCCCCTAGAATAAATATAAGAGGTATGGCGATTATCGGAGCGAAGAAACCAAAGACAAACCATAGGGCTATACTTCTTCTGCGAGATGCTGCCAGATACGCAGAGATTGACGCCAACCAAACCCCGAAAAACAAAATAGAAACCCAATTATTATAAACTTCCTCAAACATATCTTACCTGCCGATTAAATCAGAAACTAAAACAGCTTACCGACCAAATCTTGCAGGGGATGGAGAGGAACCTGCCCTGCTATACCCTGTAACCTTTCCATCTGGACCAAGAATTACCGAAAGCCCCTGGGTTTCTGTGCCAGCCCCCATAAACCCAACATAGGCATACCCCCAGGTAAGTACACGGCTCCCATCTGAATTGTATTGTTCCGCCATGGGCTTGCCAAAAATCGAAATCAACTGATCCTGAGTTGTTTGTCCCTGCACAATTCTATCCACCTGCTCCTGCGTAATCTCTTTTCCACTAGAGGCGCATCCACTTAAAACAGCAGTTAGAACTATTGAAGCAACCAATATATTACGCATTAACAACCCTCCCGGTGGTGATCGCCCGGAATCTAGCACGGAGCCAGCATCCTCGCCAACCGGAGCGCCAGCACAGGAACCCGGCATCCTTGCCAGGTCAAACCCATGCGGCCATGGCTTGCTCGAGCGAGATACCCACCGGCTCTACCGGCCCCCGAACATGGGGGCGGAAGTCGTCGGGTTCGCACTTCACACCCCCTACCTTGGCCTGAATCGCGGCTAACTGAGCCAGCACCCACTCCAGGCGATAGCTCCCGTTGAGGGAGCCACGCTTTTTCAGGTAGGCAACCCACGCCCTGTACTCATCGTAGTCGATGCGCTCCTTCGCCTCGCGAATGGTGCAACCGCCGATGCCGTTCAGCACGAGTTCATGCCAAACCTCATCGGCGGGCGTCAGTTTTTTTCGTCACCCGGCGCCGTGCCATTTACCTCCGCGACAGCCTGCAAGAGCAGGAAGCCCAACGCAGGGTCGAGGTTGAACGCAGTTTCGTAGGGAATCTCTTCCTCGCCACCCTCGCCCAGTCTGACGCTCTCAGCCAGGTAACGCGCATTCTGGCTCTTCTTGTCGTCGTCTTGGGCGAACAGGCGTTCCATGGCACCGAAACTGCTGCGTTTGATGAACACGTCGAAGGTGTCCGTGACCGCCTTTTTCTTGCCCGGCGGAGTGTGCGTCCAGGTGATGCTTTTCTTCACCAGTCCATCGCCAAGGACCGCGCCAGCGGCCACCAGATCGGCTAGTTTCATATCTGCTCCTTACGCGGTTTTCGTAATCCACTGCCCTGCGCCAGAGCGCTGGATCGTGGCCTGGGTGGCGACCAGGGTGTTGGCTGCAAAATCGAACGGGAAGTCGCTGACGTAACCACGGAAAACGAACCATGTACGCGTCGGCGGAAGATCAAAGTCCCAGTCGCCAGTGCTGTCTTGATCTGCGGACGGGCTTACACCGACACCATCTGACCAGCCGACAGCAAAGACAATATCCTGGTCACTGTCATCCTCTGAGAGCTGAAAAAGCCGAACATGGCTCGCATTCCGCGGATCTGCGTTCAGTCCGAGAGTGGCCTGACCAGGGGTGCGCATGCCCTTCTTGTATTTGCGCGAGGTTTCACTCAGGCAAGGATCCTCGATCTGGTCTGCCGGGTTACCGCCAGGGTTAAACGAGGTTGCGCACTCGATCTCCATCACCGTAAAAGGACCAGATCCAGAGGGGGGCGGAACAAGGGCATAGACCTGAGTTCCTTGGGTAAGCATCGACATAGCGTCTTCTCCTGTAGCAAGCAATAAAAACCCGCGCGGTGGCGGGCTGATCGGTTTAGGTGTCTATCGCTGGACTATCCAGTCGATGTCAAAGCTAACTCGGTAGGTCTTGGTTTCAGGGTCAACAGACTCTCCTCCCCAGCGGACTACATAAGCTGAAAGCTCAATTGCGTCCCTGATGGCCTTTGCTGCATCTCTGGCTTCCGCAGCGGTGGTTGAGAAAATGTCCACCTGGATGGTGAACCCATCGGCGTCAGGGCGGCCCCACAGGTAGTTCTCCGGCGACCCCGATATGGTCTGCCATGTTGCATACGGTTTGACGACGAGTTGGGGGGCCAGGCCAAACTGGTACATCCTCAGCGGGGACGCGCCAAGGATCGCAGTAACAGCGGGGCTACTTGAGCAGACCTTAAAGATTGGCGGATGCATCACCTTCCCCTTAGAGCCTTGTCTATTTCGCCATCAAGCTCGGATATGAATTTTTCAGTAACGGGCTCAATGTTTTGAGACAGAGCAGGCCGCATGAAAGGCTTGGCCGGCGAGTACTTGGTGCCTAACTCCAAGTAGCGCCAGTGTCTGGTGTCGCCACCAGGATTTCCGCTTGCATCCTTGCTGTACTGGTTTCGACCAGCACCACCGCGCACTCCAACCTTCATCACCACTCCCCCCTCACGCCGCCCCTGCTTGGCGGACTCTTGAGTGATGATGTTCTTCCAGATTTTCTCTGGTGTTTCGGGATCATCGACAAGTCGCGCCCTTTCTCGTGCGGCATCTCTGACAATGTTCATCGCCCTGCGGGCTGCTTTTCTCAGGCCGTTCTTTTGAAGTCGCGGGCCAAGAGTTCTGAGTTTCTCGAGCACGCCTTCAAGCCCGGTGATGTTAAACTCAACGCCGTCAGCCATGGACCCTCCGGAACGCAAAGCTGGTGATGCCTTCTCGGCCAAGGTCGGATTCCGCCTGGTTCATCTCCACCAGTTCGAAGCCATGCCGCTCGCACCAGGCAACCAGGCCCGGAAGGCTCCAATACCAGCAATGCTCACCCGGCTTGTAATGCTTGGAGGCCAGGCAGTCAGCCTGATCCTTATAAATCGGCATCGACACGAACAGCCACTCGCCAACGTGGCCCAGCAGTTTCTCCGGCTCCGGGATGTGCTCCAGGCTGTCCCAGCAGGTCACAGCTTCTGCGTGGTGCTGGTACGGATCGTAATAGCGCTCCTGCGCCCTCAGCCAAGCCACCGCTTCCGGATTCACGTCAAAGCCCATCGCGCCGGACTCTGTGACGAAACGGCCTCCGCCGATACCGATATCTACCACCTGTCCGGCAAAGTGACGGCGCACCAGATCGATGCGGCACTGAGTCAGCGCAGCGCCCATCGGGGTAGCGTCAAGCAGCTGGTACTTCTCGAAATACGGCCCGCTATAGTCCATCGGAGGACGCGGGTGGAAGCCCATGCCAAGCTCTTCAGACCAGAGCAGGCAGTCGGTCAGCCCAGGCGGCAAAGCGTTGGTCATGATCGGTGATCCTTTTGTCGCAGTTGTGCTGTTTCATGGTGCAGCGGCAGAACCTGTCGGGAACCGCGAAGGTGATGCGGGACAGGTCCATGCATTTGTCGGTGATGTGTTCAGGCGAGTTGTAGCCGCCCTGACCGCCGCAGATGATCCAGGCCGGAACCTTGGCGGCGATGCTGGCCGGAACAATCCAGCCGATGCCGCCAATCACGGCATCTGCGTGCTGGAGCAGCGCCAGCAGTTGTTCAACCGGAAGTTCGCCCTTGTGGAACTGGATGTCAGCCGGCGGAAGTGGATCGAGCGCCCACTCCTTTCCCGGCTCCAGGTCCGCCACGGAAACCACTTTCCAGCCCCTGCGGCGCATCTCTTCGGCAGCGCTGGCGATGTACTCAGGCAGTGGGTTGCGCGTGTCTGCACGCCACTCAGCGCGAACCGTGGCTGGGCGAACCAGCACATAGCGGCCATTGACCGGCGACGGGCCGAAGTCAGGCAAATCGAACGCACCGGGCTCGCACCGGAAAGCTTGTCGCAAGCCCTGGATGATCGGCATCTGTCCGTATGCGATTCGTAATTGTCCACCACCGAAAGGCTTGTGCCACTGCGCCGGGCGCTGGACGTTCTTCGCTTGCGTGCGAAGTTGGGTGCATGGACGCACGCATTTCACATCGATGTCTGAATAGAGTTGCGGCCATGGCGTTTCGAGATAGGCGCCCCGGTGCTTCTTCACGAACGCGCGCGCGTAGATATTGTCACCAAGGCCGAGCATTCCGCGAATGAACAAGATTTCTCTACTCCAGAAACGACGAAGCCCGCTCAAGGCGGGCTTTCGTTCGTCAGGGCGGGGTTAGGCGGCTTCTAGCCCGAGCACCATCTGCAGGCGGTCGCGCATTTCGTCCACGCGATGTTCCAACATAGGTTTTTTGAACTTCCAATCCGCAAGCCCTTTACCGTGAAGGCTGGCCAATTGGCGCCCATCCTCAAGCTGCTTGCACGCCCGGTCGAACGCCTGTTTCTCGGTCGGCTCACCGCGCAGCAGTGCGTCAATGTGTAGGTCTGCCCAGACAGCAAAGTCGGGCGATATCCAGCGAGCGAATGCCACGGCCAGCTTTGGGTGAAGCCAGGTGCCACCGCCGCGCCCACGTTGGCCGCGAATCAAATCCCTCGAATCCGAGGTATTTAGATGGCGAGCAAGCGCCTCGATGTAGGCTTCGGTTTCCTTGTTGCGCAGCCAGTTGTCCAGTCGCATGCCGTGAGCTGCTGCGATGTCGGTTGCGTTAATCCATCCATCGCTATTGAAACGCACCGGTTTGCCTTGGTAGTGAAATGGAATGACGTTGCTGCTCATATCGTTACCTCGCTCATCAGGCGAATAGAAACGCAGCGGGGCGGACGGATGAGCGACATCCGCCGTTCGGCTGTACGGGCCTAGCTGCGTGTTGGGTGCCCTTGCGGGCGAAATCGTTACTGGCCGTCAGTCAGGCCATCGGAGCAGCGCAAGCGCCACTCACGGCGAGCAGTGGCATCGGTCTCTGCACTGGTGATGTTGTAAACCCGGCCATCCCAGAGGATTCGCCAGGTGTAGAGCTCCAGGCGGTCAACCGGGAACCATCGGCAGTTAATGCGAGCAGTGGTCTCTGCCTGTTGCGCATCGGCAGCGATCAGTTCACGGCCGGGGCCTGTCAGCACCTCTGCGGGGACATCGAAGCGACCGGAAAACAGAACGGCCTCCCAGGTCGTTATCACCTCGCCGGTCACCGGATCTTGGGTATGCACCTGACGCTGGAACTCGATGCGGTGGCGCATGCGGTAGGCGAGCATGTCAGTCTCCGTAGAAATGATCTTTCACGGATTCGGGATGCCAAGCCCTGGCCGCATTGCCGGAGTAGGTTTTCGGGCACGCCTTGATGTCGTGATCCTTCGCGCCGCAATAGGTGCAGCGGAGATTTGCGCGCCGGGCACTGCCGGAATAGGTGCTTGGGCAGAGCGCTTTCGTGTGCGCATTGCTTCCGCAATAGGAGCAATACATTCAAACCCCCAGCCCGCAGCGGTACGGCATGAGCTTGACTTCGGCAGCCTTGCGCAGGGTGTCGACTTCATCTGGGGCGGCCTGATAGTTGGCCTGGAGCAGCAGCAGAACCCCAACAACCACGCTGGGCGGCAATCCGGGCTCACTGCTAACGGCCTCGCTGCTAACCTCGCAGTTACACAGCCCATCCAGAGACTGGCGTGACATGAACTGGCGCGCTTCGTCCTCGGCGCTATCCAGCAACAACTGGATCTTGACGTCATCCCAGTCGTGGATCACATCAAGGAAGGACTTTGCTGTATCAAGCGGGATCATGCTCATTCAGCACTTCCTCCAGCGGGCGTCGGGCGAAGCAGGTCAGCGCTGTTTCGCGACTGCAATTGATGATCTCGATTGTCGGGTTGTTGCGCTTCAGGCGCTCGAACTCGGATGGCCATTCCGCGATCTTGCCGGCGCTCCCAAGCCCCTTCGGGTGGTCACCGTGCCAGTGCGATTGACCATTGGTTTTCTGCATGTCATAGCCCAGCAGGATGATGCGTTTAGCACCCCTGGCGATGGCCAAGGAAACTGCGCCGCCGCCTGAGTTCCTGTAGTGCTCGATGCGCGCCGTCTTGATTCCGAAGGGATTGGCGCTGAGTGTCAGAAGCTCGCCACAGAAGTTTGCTTTGGCCTCTGCGACGTATCTCTCCCACCAGGCCCTATCCATTGCCCACAGTGCATCAGCCCAGGGGGTCAGTCGGAACGTTGTGTTCGTGCAGATGGCCGCCCTCTGCGGCGAGGAGTTCCGCCATTCTCTGACTCGCTCGCAGTCTTCTGCTGTGAGGCTGGGGCCACTTGCGAGGCAGACGGCGACTCGCCAGCCACAGGCTTTGGGATCTCTGATTCCACAATCTGGCAAAGACCGCGCGCCACCAACTGGCGAGCCAGATGCTCGGATGCAAGGTATGCATCACCACCAGCCTTTCTCACGCGACCGCCGTCCAGGTATGAGCGAATTGGCTTGATCATTACGTCAGGCATAGTCACCTCAAAGAAAGAGGGGCCGGTCTCCCGGCCCCTTCCAATCAGCTGGCGGTCAGCGAACCAGTCACGAAAGCCTCGGGGCGATAAACCGCGAAGGCCAGCCGCTCCTCGGCGCGGATGGTGACCATGTTGTTCTCGAAGTCCTTGTCGTTCTCGGTGGAAACCAGAACCTCGATGTCCATGCGGTCGAAGATCTGGGCGCCGAGAGAAAACGCACCGGTCAGGAACTCGTCCTGAGTGATGGCCTGGGTTTCCACCACCGGCAGACGCCAGAGGGTCGGAGTGGTGCCGTTCTGCGGGCTGCCGATGATGTAGCGGTTCTCGGCGTCCTTGGTCAGCTCGATCAGCGCCCAGTCGATGGGGTTGAGCACGATACCGCTGGCGGGGAACTCGGCCAGTTGCGCCTGAAGGATCGCCAGGCGGATGCGGTCGATCCGCTGTTCTGCGGTTACCACTACGCCACTCGGCGGCGCGTAGGCCTGCGCCTGCGGAATGATGCCGTGCAGATTGGCGCCGGTCCCGTTCCCGTAGAGCAGTTGACCTTCTTCGACCAGCATCAGGCCGTAACGAGCGCGCGCATCGATGTAGCTCTGCAAGGCCGATGCGTCGTCCAGGATCTGGCGACTTGCCTTGAACAGGTGGGCGATAGTGCGAACCGGCGCGTTTTCCAGACCGAAGTTGAGGTCGGAGTACGGCTTCTGGGTGCCTTCCGAAACAGGAGCGGCGTTGTTGACGAAGCCGGTCTCGCGGACGTACTCGACGGAGTTCGACTCAGTGGTGCCAGGCGCAACCAGGTCTCGGATGGTCAGTCGACGCTGCGGCGCGGCAACGACACCGGGGCGACGATCAGGAGCAACCAGGGCGCCGCCAGAGCTGTCGATGGAGGTGATGGCCGAGCGCGGCATGGATACGCGATGCGAACCGCGCAGGGAGCTGGTTACACCCTGCTCTTTCAGGCTCTCTGCGACCATTTGGCCGGCGGTCTTCGGTGCTTCCTCGCCGCCGTCACGCTTCTCGTTGGCCAGCATGGCTTGTTCCGCGGCGCTCAGTCGTGCTTGCAGTTCGCCCTGAGCAGTCAGCAGTTCGTCGACCTTGGCGCGGGTTTCCTTGTTCATCTCGCCGAAGTTGGCGATCTGGGTGTTGACTTGTTCGGCCTGGGCCTTGATCTGGTCACCGACCTGCTTGAGGCTGGCGTTCAGTTCGCCGATTTGTTTTTCGAAGTCGCTCATTGCGATTCTCCTTGGAGGAATTTGGTGATGTCTTGTGCTGCCCGTAGTGCAGCGGAGAGGTCAGGAGCGACAGCGCCAGGCATATCGGTCGGGGTGTCACCACCCTCGCCAGCAGCGCCAAGCATGCTGGTCTTGAAGTCGTTGATGAGTTCATTGCGCTGGCTTCGCGGCATTCCGCTGCGAGCCAGGGCGGCATCCATTCGGCGCTTGGCCAAGATGGCTTCGCTGCGGTTGCTGGGAGCGCTGGAGATCTCATCGGACTCCAGGAAGGCATCTGCCCACCCTTTGTCGACGGCCTCGCGCCCACCGATCCAGGTCTCGGCGTCCATCTGCTTCACGATGTCGTCGATGTCGATTCCCGTGCGCTGTGCGTAAATGTCAGCCAGCGTCATGTCGAATGGCTCCAGCCAATCGGCGATCTCGCGGAGATCATTCCGATTGCCCATGGCGATCAGCCAGGCGTTGTGGATCATCAGGAAGGCGGCGCGGCCGATGCGGATTTCATCCCCCGCCATGGCGATGAAAGAGGCGGCAGATGCAGCCAGGCCGATGATGTTCACCGTGACCTTGCCCTTGTGCTCGCGCAGCAGGTTGTAAATGGCCAGGCCTTCGAATACATCGCCGCCAGGGCTGTTGATATTCACGGTCACATCGATATCGCTGCCGATGGAGCGCAGAGCGCCAGCAATGCGTTTTGCCGTGACACCTTCACCGGTCCACCAGTCGTAGCCAATCGGCTCGTAGATGGTGATCGTGGAGTCCGGGTTATCGCCAGAAGCTGCTCGAAGCTCAGGACGCCATGCATCCAGCGCTTTTGGCGCCAGGTCGCACTGGACGCCCGAGCGCGGGCGAGCCTCCGGCGCTGCCGGAAGATTTCGCAGAGTCATGGGTTACTCCTGTGTTTCTTCGAAGTCGGGCCCGGGAACTTTCAGTCCTGCGCCATGCTGGTTTACGAGTTGTCGCGCTTCGTCGGCGGTGATCATCTTCCCAACGCCGAGATAGGCCTTTTGGACCGCCTCTACGGCGGAGAGCTTTCTTTCGTTGCCCCCCCCAGTTGATCCAGGGGGACTAGGTTGGATTGCACAGTCAGGATGTCGCCGCCGGGAAGCTCTGGAAGGTTCTCTTTCCGGCGACCTTCGTTGCGGGTCATGAATCCGTTTTGCGCCATGGTGCTGTACCAGGCAGCGCGACCCGCGCTATCAGCTTTCAGGAATCCCTCAAGGGAGAACTCGGCGTAATAGCGAATCCGCTCGGGCGCAGTTAGCAGCCGCTTGTTGACGCACTGCTGAATCTGATTGGTGATCGAACTGATCGAGAATGTCAGGAACGCGAGCATCTGCTGTTCAAGCCCGGTCCCCCAGTTACTCCCTTTGTCGGTCTGGCCAATCATCCAGGGCGGTACCCCGAACCATCTGCAAATCTCGATCACCCCATGCTCTCGCGTCTCCAGCAACTGAGCATCAACTGGGTTGATGCCGATAGTCTCAGGGGTAATACCCTGCTCCAGTACAGGGGACCTCCCGGCGTTCATGGCGCCAGATACGGACTTCACGTACTCCCTGAACTCCTCCCTCTGCGCAGGCTGGAGAATGCGGTCGACCTTGAATGCGACCGTGGGGAGCAGTCCGTTCTTGAATGTGCCGTTGGCGGCATCCTCCGCCGACATGACCGAGCCGAAGACATCGACGCCATACCGGATGGCAGAGAGACCGACTCTGCCGTCCAGCGTAAACGCCGGGATGTGCAGCATGTTTGCGCGCTCGATCTCTCTACGGGCACCCTTCTTTGGCGTGTAGAAGTACTTCAGCCGACCGTTGTCATCACACTCCAGGTCGACCCTCGACGGAAGCAGGAAGTCCAGCGCAGCAGGCCTACCGGCAGCACGACGAATCTCCGCGTATGCGTTCCCCCAAAGCAACATCGATGCGACCATGGCTTGCCAGAACTGGAAGGCCGTCATGTCGTCATTGGGGCTGTTGTGAACAACATCGTAGAGCGGGAACGACCGAGCATCGACTCTGCTCCCGTCCGCTTTCCGCTCGTACACTCCAAGCGGCAGGCCGGCGACAGAAGTAGAGATCAAGCGAACGCAAGCCCATACCGCGGACAGCTTCATTGCCTTGTCGACAGTGACCTTCTTCCCACTCGAGGACTCTCGCCCCAAGAACTGCGACCAGAACGCGCCATCTGTCAGGCGGATGGTCTTATCTCCCCAACCGAACAATGAAGCCCTGGGCGCAGACGTAGCACTGCTCAGGACTTTTCCGAGACTCTTACTCACTGGTCAGCCCCTTGCGAATGAACGCCGCTATGGCGAACGCCGACGCCGCACCGGAAATGAGCGCCCAGCCGAGCCCCAGCAGCACGAAGGTTCCGGCTACGAAAAGAGCCAGACCAAGGACGCCAAAGAAGAGGTAGAGGCCAGTAGCGATGTTCATGCGATGATCGGGTTCCGTATGGCGTTCATGAAGTCGTCGCCGTCATCAACGCCGGCAACCAGGGCGCGCCCCATAGCCATGATCAAGGTCACTGGACCATCGATCTTGCAGTTGGGGTCGTTGTCGTTTTCCTTGCGCGGGTAGATGTTTTCCTTGGCATCGATCTTTGCCGCCACATTTCCCATCATCCAGGTCATGACTGGGTTTCCGTCATGCCAGAGCGTCCGCGCTATCACCCTCGCCTCCACCTCCTTCATCGGGTCGCTCATGTTCCTCACCGTCTGGTTGAAGTCCACGACCGGGATTGAGGTGTTCGAGAGGCGTGTAATCAGGTAGTTGGCCTGCCAGTCGTCGAAGGCGGCATCCTGCAGGTCGATCTGTTTTGCTAGGTCAAGGATGTCTGCCTCGATAAAGGCGTAGTCCGTCATGCTCCCGGGCGTCAGGATCAGGTGACCTTCAAGTGCGAAGTTCTGATACTTCTCGTTTTCCTCGGCAGCAGCTTCGGGGGCATAGAACCGCGGGATGCAGTAGAACTGACCAGCTTTCTCGAACAGCATTACCAGGGCGGCCACGTCTTTCTTGCTCGCCAAATCGAGCGCCATCCAGCAGCGACATCCGGCCATGTCCGCAACCGTTAATTCACGCTTCTGACGCTGCCAGGCCAGCATGTTCATCCAGACCGTCCTAGCCCCCACCCACTGGTTCAGGTGCTTGGTGCGGAAGGCGTTCTGCTTCGACGCCGAACGCTTGGCCTGCTGGAGCTGGGCTAGGAGGAAGTCAGGGAAGACCGACACTCCGTAATTAGGATTGGCCTTGATCAGGCTGGCCGGGTCATCCCAGGCGTCGGCGGGTATCAAGAATGTCCATTCTCCGCCATCCGAACTTTTAACCTCGTTCTTTGCCCTGCAAATACCTGAGTGCTCGCTCAACACCTTCTTCATTGTCTCCAAGAAGGCCAATCGCAGAGTTGCATTGCTGGCAAAGAAGCCCTCTAACTCTTCCGGTCGAATGGCAGTGATCGACGCAGAGAGTTTTTCTAAAAACTCCGCAGACAGCACATAACCCTGACTGCTCAGAGTATCTGAGCTCATAATCATCGAGCTCAATTCCGCAAAGGGCTTTAAGCTGACTTCTTCTTCTGATTTTGTAGAGCTCAGAACTAGAGTGTTTTGATTGCCACTTTTTACGAGCTTGCGACGCTCTATCTGGGTTTTTCCTTGCCCACTCTGATGATCGAGCTGACTGTCTTTTTTTGTATTCTGGGTTTCTAGATTTGAGGTCTCTGTCGTAACAAGACCCGCATAGCCCTTTAGCTTCGACAGACCTTTCTGGGTGGTTTTTGCATCTTCCAGAAGAAGACTTCCGCTTTTCTCTTTGTGATTTTTGATAGCAAGGGTTACACATTCCCTTGCAAACAACTCCGCGGCCATTCCCGCAGGAACATTTCTGCACGTGCATATGTCAGACATTCTCCGCAATGCGGCTGAAGTTCTGAATACACTATCATATTCTGAGTCATCTATTGTATAGATGATCCCGAAGATCGTCTCATCGATCGTCTGCCCCTCGAGAATGCGGATCACGTCCCTGCGCTTCTCGTAACATGGCCCGCCGAGATTCGATCCCGCCGTCGTAATGATCGACAGCAATGGCTGTTCTCGTGCCCCCATGCCGGTCTGCATGGTGTCAACCAGGGCATCCGTGTCGTGTTCGTGGTACTCGTCCACCAGGGCAGCATGGGGACTCGCACCGTCCCCTGGGTTGCCGATAACCGTCTCGAACTTCGACATGTCCTCCATGACGAACATGGGGCCAGGGTTCTTCTGGTTGCCAGAAAGCTCGATACCGAATCGGTTACGCAGGTTCTCCAGCTTGTGCGCCATCATCCAGGCCGGGCGGAAAACCTCGAAGGCCTGCTTCTCGGTGGTGGCGCCAGAGTAGACCTCGGCCCCCGACTCGCCATCTGCGGCGAATAGGTAAATGCCTCGTGCGGCAAGACGGGCCGACTTCCCGTTCTTCCTGGGAATCTCTTCGTAGGCCTCGCGGAACCTGCGCTTGCCGGTGTCCTTCTTCGCCCAGCCAAAGATGTTGGCCTCGATGAATACCTGCCAGGGCTCGAACACCAACTTCGACTTCGAAGAGCTCCATTTGCCTTTGGTGTGAGGCATGAGCTGCATGAACTTGACGGCGCGATCTGCCTTGGCCTCGTCGAAAACGTATGGCCAATCGTCATCGTCCTGCCGTCCCAGGTCATTCAGGAAGCGCTGGCATGCCAACTTCACATACCGGCATACGACGATACCCCCACCCACGACATCGCTAGCGTACTGTCGCGCAATGTCGCTGGGGGTCATCTCAGAAATCCTCGAACTCGTCCTTATCCTTCGGCTTTTCCAGGCCGAACTTCTGGCGGTCGGATGGGGTCAGCCCCAGCCTCGCCAAGTTGCCAATCAGGTGGGTGTACTTGCCTACAGCGAACTCCGAAGGATTCGACCTGTATTCAGCAAGCAGGTTGGCGGTGACCTCCAGGATGATTCGATCAGAGCCCGTCAAGACGCCCTTGATTGATTGGGAGCAAAGCTCAACCCAAGCGAGCCTGGCCGGCCCCCGGAGATGGATTGGCGCATCGCCAATTTCACCCTCACCTTGAGCGGACTCATTCCGGTATCGCTGAGGGTTTTTCTTGTCAGCGCCCTTGAGCTTGGCGACGACATCCGGCTGTTTGTGTCGTGCCATCTTGAAACCTAAATTCTGTGGAAATGAGAAAAGAGTTGGGGGCGCGGTGTCCTAACGAAAAGTTCTAAGGTTTTGACCCGCCCCACCCCTATAAATGAGAATTTTTCTCATTAAACTCGATTTTTCGGTAAAAACGCACGAAACCAGTGAAAACCACTGCCTTCATTCGTAAATATCTCGATATCGTCGTGTCCGCGCGCTGAGAGAACCCGACTATTTCCTAGATGCCGCCGACTCCCTTGCCGTCTTCCTCGCATGACATGGGTAGCCAGCAATAGCCATCAGGTTGGCGTCATCGTCTGTGCCGCCCTGGCTCAGCGGGATGATGTGGTCCACCTCTGTGGCGATCCTCTTCACCCCCTTGCACTCTGAGCACTGGCACATGTAGCCATCCCGCTTGAGGATGCGCTCTCGCTTGCGACGCCACGGCCTGCCACCGCGTCCGTTCCCCCATGCCTTGTCCTCTACCTCGTGCTTAGTCACTCCCTTGGCCTTTGGCTTGGTATGACGCTGAGGGAGGTCAGGCATCAGATCGGCTCTCCACTCAGGTAGCTGGTGGGCGCGGCTTCAGGATCATCACCATCCTCGGCGAGAGCCTGGATCAGAAGGTGCAATAGCTGATTGGTCTTGCGCTGCTCATCGAGGAGGTCGCGCAGAAGGAGTCGAACCTCCTCTCCGGCTTCATTCATCGCTACCTCCAGATCGCTTCGGCTTGGCGGCCACAGCAGAGGCCGCGCGCTCCATGGCAACTCGGGCCCACTTCTTCGCCCATTCACGCGTCTTGTTGCAGAAGGTGCACTTGGTCATCAGATTTGACCTTTCCCACGCGGACTCGCCACGAGGTCCCAGCTAAACGGTTCGGGAAGCGGGGCATGTGTTTCCACTTCTTCGCCGCAGAGCCTCACCCGCTTGTTAACGAGTGCGAACGTGACCGTGACGGTTGGAACAGGACCATCGTTGCTGACGCTCAACGAAAGCTGGCCAGGGAGCGGCTTCACGTTGCTGTCACACAAAATCAGGGATGTGCCGGTGTTCTTCAGTAGAAGCGGAGCATCCATCAGTACACCCTCAGAATGTGGGCCAGATTCCCCCGCGCACGACACACAAGGCCGAGCAGGATTGCCAGGACCAGGGTCAGCCAAGGGGAGACAGGATTCAGTCTGTAGCCGTGGAGTGCATCTAGCATCACGCTCAGGGCGAAGCACCCACTACCAACGCACAGCAGGTATGCGAGCCAGGATACTCCCCGGCGATACCTCGCGCCTTGCCGGCGGTATGTCGCCAACCGCATGCAGATGGCGCCGCAAATCATCGCGGCTACCAGAGTCCAAGGGTCAACCATTACGACCTCCAAAGCGGTCCGCTATGAAGCGGAGCCAACCAGGCGTCTTTCCCCCCTGCACCCACTCCAGCAAGCTGGTGCCCACTGCGACGCAGAACAATGCCCCGCCACACGCGACCAGGCCCGATGTTCTGGCCCACTCGCGCCCGATGACTTCGCCGGCGACGTAGTAGCCAACGATCCAGGACACGACGAAGTAACCGAGGCGCGCCCAGGCCGAAATGTCCTTGGCATACACCACGAAGAAGATCGCCCCAGCAAAAGCACCGATCACCGCATTGGCATCAATGCCAGGGATCAATGCAGACGCACCAATACCGACCAGGCCGGCGACTGCTACCGCACCACTCGGCTCGGCCATATTCACGTACTCCAGATGCAGAAAGCCCAGGTCATTGCCTGGGCCTTGTAGTGTGGTGCCGGCAGCAGGAGTCGAACCCGCAACCCTCTGATTACAAATCAGCAGCGCTCCCTGTTGCGCCATACCGGCGTACTTCAATGCCGAGCACCTTTACTGGCGCGAACCGGCAGATCTTTCTTGCAGATTGGATATCGTCGGGGTGGATGAGAATTGCGTGGATCGGCTTGCCACGTCGCCCATCCTGAAGAAGCCAGCGTCTTATGCGATGCTCGAGATTCATCCATACCCCGGAAACGAAAAAGCCCAGCGCTAGGCTGGGCTCTGAATGGGTGCTCTCCTCACTCCTCCAACAACACTGACCTGGGAGGACTACGCAACCGTTATGGTTTCGCTGGAGTTTCACCAGCTCATCAGGCGCGTTAGTTGGTCAGCCCTGGACACCTACTTGGAGAGCGTCGGTGTCGTTTGCTCGTGCCGGGCTTCCACCGGCTCCCACTTCACTTTAACGCCTGCGTGTCCAAGGCGATCCCGGCCGCGTAGTCGCAACCCAGAAGGATTTGGTAGCAAGGGCTGACTTATGCGCTAGGTGCTGGTTTGTGGCGGCGCGCATGCGTCCTGATTCGGTGGCAGTTTGCACAGACTAGATCGCATTTCGCTATTTCCTCTAACAGCTTTTTCATGCTGTGAGGGCTGGCAACAAGATTCGCAACATTATCAATCTTCAACTCACCTTCGCGGTGATCGAAGTCCATCACGAATGGCGGGAAGCTATGGCCGCAATCGCCGCACGGATGGCTTTTAAGGTCGTCAACCAGCTTTCTAAAATCATCCTTGAGTGCTGACTTTCTGGCTTTCGCCCGTCGCACATACGCCTCTTTATTTCTCTGGTAGTGCAGCTTTGTAGCGAAAGCCTTACAGGCGTTGCATTGGGAATGCCGACGACCTTCACCTCTGAGAGGGAATTGGGCCAATGGTTTTAGGGTGCCGCACTTGGTGCACTCCTTCTCCATCTACCACTTCTCCACCCTGCGTCGAAACAGAAAGCCCCGGCAGATGCCAGGGCTTCAAAGCTGCCAATCCTCAAACGCGCAAGATCAGCAGGATGGGAAAAGTTTGTTGCACGGTTGCGCAAATGTCAAGCCACATCTGCAACCAAAACACCTTCCATTCGAAGAATATTCTCCGATTCAGTCAATGCCTCGTTGATCATTTCGTCCAATGTGCGTTCTACCCCCCTCTTCCACCTCCAATAGGTCGTCCGGTTCAGCCCCTGAGAGTCCCAGGAGTTGATGTCGTAGAAATGCTGAGGAAGGACGATCATGTCGGTGGAGCGCTTTCCATCAACCCCCTTCATCTGCGGGATCGCCCATGCGGTTACGGCTTTCATCACGAACAGTTGCGGAGCATGGCTAGCGATCACCGGGGCCAATGCACTGATAGCTTGGACCTTCTTGCCCCTATGAGTACTGTACTTGGCCACCAGTGCGTTCCAGTGCCGAGGCTTGAGCTGGCTGTGTAGCCGGGCGTGCACCCAGCAATCAGCGTCGATGCGCTTGATGCCTGAAGTGTTCGAGCCCCTGATCAGCCCAGATAAACCCTCACTCTCTGCATACCCTGGCTGGTAGAGCTTCTGCCAGGCTTGCTTTGCAGTGTTGTCGATGCAGTCCGCAGACAATGCTGAAACAATTGCAGATAGCGCAGATACATAGATAGTCATGGAAACCCCTCAGGAATACCTGGCGAACTCTTGGTGCATTTCTCTGCGTGCAGACAGAAGCGCATGTTCTGCTTCATTGACAGTCCTATGCAGGCCAAGCACCCGTATTACCCCTTCCTGGTCTCGAATCTGTGCACGCCAACGGTTCTTGGCCTTAACCCAATAGACGCCCTTTACCCCGGATTTATTGGTGCAGGGTGTCTTCCTGTTTCTTGCGTTCTGCCTTGGCGTTGCCAAGCGCAGATTTGCCCAGGAGTTATTCAGGGGGTCTCCATCAATGTGGTCTATATCAAGTTGCGGCCACTCGCAAGTCATGTATAGCCATGCAAGCCGATGCGCCAAATAAGCTCTCTTTCGTATCATTATGCTTACGTAACGGCGAGTACCGCCGATAGTGCCAGCTCTGCTACCAGAGACTATTGAGCCTCTCGATACTTTCCAGATGAACTGTCCCGTTTCTGGATGGTAATCAAGTACGGCCTTCAACTCTTGCCAGGTGACAGCTCCATCTCTTTCGCTGGTGTAGATCATGCTTCCCCCTTAATCAGCCCATATTCACGAAGGATTTCCCATTGCTGGGCGATGTATTCGGCTAGCGTCATGCCGGCCTTTCCTCCTTGCGGAAGGCGGTGGAGACGATCAGGAACTGCACCATGAAGGCGGAGGCGCCTAGCATTGGATGCCCGCTGAAGATAAGGGCATAGACGTAGAAGATGGATGGCAGGAGCTGAATCCAGAAGGTCCGGCGGATGCGCGCACTGACCTCGTCCTTGACCATGCCGAGGAGCATCCCGATCCAGGCAAGAGCGTTCATGATTACGCAGACGTAGAAGGCGAACTGCGATAGCTGGCCGATGCCGGACAGCAGGGAAAGACTCAGCGTCATGCTGATGATGATCGAGATGGTGGTTTTCATCAGGCAGTCCTCTTTTTCAGCTCGCGCAGCTTGGCGCGGTACTCGGCGGTGATCGCCTTCAGTTCGTCGTTGGTGTACTTGCGGGGACGGTGATCGGTTTCCAGAGCCTCTACAGCTTCCAGGCCGATGCGTTCGATCAAGCCCTCACGGAAGCCCTGGGAAACGGTAAGCCCCTTCCTGGCGTACTTGCTGGAGCCGGCGTTACAGGCCTTGCATTGAAGCCATATGTTGGATGGCTCCAGGCGGTGCTCGGGCCTTGCCCCCTTGCCGAGAAAATGCCCTGCGTCGAATGCACCTCCAGTCTTCCAGCCTTGTTCGGCTAGTACCTCGGCCTGAGACTTGCCGCAGCTTATGCAGCCGCTTCCGATGGACAGTTCGTAGGTGCGCCGGTAGTCCCGAACGGCTTTCTCTGCATCTTTGATGTGGTCGCTGTGCGTCTTCAGCCTCTCCTTCCGCACTTTGATCTCCCGGCGGTCGCGGTCGGCGATGGCCTTCCGTGCCGGCTTGGCGTGCTTGTCCTTGATGGCCAGGGCGCAGGCAGGAGAGCACACGCGCTGGCCTAGGCGCTGCGGGATGAACTTGGCGCCGCACTCGGTGTTCTGGCACTTTTTGGGTTTTGGCTGGCGGGCGGAAAGGGTCATTCGGCACCATCCGCGCGCATTTGCTTCCCATCCACCCCGAGTCGCGGAGTGATACCCCCGCCTGGAACACTGAGATACTGCAAGCCGGTAGCGTGGTCAGTGTGCAGCCGCATTCCACTGCGTCCGCCAGGAGCATCGGTGCTATCACGTTCGTTGCGCATGGCAGCGTTCAAGAACATGCAAAGGAAAAAGCCCAGGCAGATGCCAATAAAAGTATTCATGCCTCCACCCCCTTCGCTTCTCTGTCCCAGTAGGAAGGAAGCCCGCGAGTAAGGATTTCGTCGGTCAAGATGCGGTCATGGGCGATCAGTGCGACGGCCTTCGCGGCCATCTTCTTGCGCATGATGAAGGCGTACTCATTCAGCTTCCTCCAGTTCCACTCATGGCGATCCAAAACCCACAGAGCAACGCCAATGCGAGGATTCATACGGCCTCCTCCTTCGCCTTCTGCTGCTCGGGCTGGAAGTCGCCGCGGAGGGGCATGAGATACCGTTCAGGGATGTAGAGCCGATCACCTTCATGGAGCACCCACCAGGCTGCCCGATTCACCAGAAAGGTCTGGCCGTCTTCGACAAATAGATCACCCGGGGAAAGTCGAGATATCAACTCGACTACCACTCCAGCGCTGATGCAGTTTGGGATTTCTTGCAGATTTAGAGCGAGGTCGCCCGCCTTGAACTTGCTCATGCGAAAGTCCCCATCTGATCAGCCGCCGCCATGGCGTCAGCCTCGGTTTCGAAGTGAGAGGAAAGGACCAGCCGCCAGCAGGCCGCGAACACATCCCGGTAGAGGGGCTCAAAGGCCGTGTCGTCCATGCTGGCCCAGCTGATCGACTTAGCCTCCTTGCGCACACCGTCGGGGGTATGGATCAGGTGGAAGTGCCCGGCCTCGATGGTGATCCACTCCCGGAAAGCCTCTCGGCTCTTCTCGACTGCGGGGAAGCGGTCGGCGCGATCAGCCTCAAGCTTGGCGATATACGCAGCGACGGCGTTCTGCAACTGGCCAGGGCGGCCATTCAGATCCTCGAAGTACTTGGCCAGCCCGCGGATACCGCGCATCTCCTGGCGGGGCACCAGCCCGCCCTTCGGCTCCCAGTACTCCCACGCCAAATCCAGCATCGCAAAGAACTTCCCGTGGAATTTGGCGTTGCGCATCCGAGTGAATTTTCCATGGACGACCTGGCCGGCCTTCCACTTCTGGACAGTTTCACGGTCAGCCTCGGTCGCCGGGACCAGGCCCTGGGCGGTGCGGATGAGAGCGAGTTCAGCCATGGCGCTTTCCCTTCTTCTGCTTGCACTCCCGGCGCTGCTTGCTGATAGGCTTCTGCATTGCATCTTCAATCGACCAACCACGATTTAGCCGGCTGCGCAGAGTGCATTCGGGAATTCCAAGCTGGCCTGCCCACTGAGAAACTGTTTGCCGCCTACCTAGATACTCAACGAAGGTGTTTCTTCTAGTGTTATTCATCTGTTCTAAGGCAGTTGCCCAGCGGCAGTTTTCCTTGAAGTAACCTGCGTCGTTGTCAATTCGATCAAGGGAGGTGGCGTCTGGCCTTTCGCCCATATCAGCCAGGAAGTTGGCGAACGTCATCCACCTTTCACAAACAGTGATTCCCCTGCCTTGGTAGTCGACGTATCGCTTGTTAGAGGGATTCGTACAGCGATCAATCATGTTGCTCCATGAGCTGTACGTTGGAGTTCCGGTCATCCCGTGAGAAAACCGAGAGCAACCGCAACTGGTCGTAGTTCGGTTTCTCATCAGATTTCCTCGGCGCATAATGACTCGGTTACCGCAGTCGCAACGGCAAACCCAATGGGAAGCCTTGCCGGCACAGTGGGAGAATGCTTCAACAACCACCTTGCCCACCCGAAGCCCGATGATGCTTTCAGCGTCCATTGATTTCCTCCAAGTATTCCTGGCAAGAAAGGCACTTCCGAACCCCAGGAACGATCGAGCGCCGCGCTACCGGAATCTCCTCGCCGCAGTCTTCACATTCGTACAGGCTCTCGCCGACGTACTTGACTCGGGAGTACAGGCGTTCAGCGAGTTCTCGCTCGGCGTAGTCATTGGCGATATCTACGATATCCATGTCACTCACCCTCCCCTTGCAGGCTCTTCAGTAGTGCTTTGAGTTGGCGATAGCTTTCCATCGACTTGGCGTTCGATTCGCGTTCCTGCTCAACAGCCAGGGCAGCGTCCTCGACTCGGGCTGCCAGGCGCTTCAGGTGTTCGGCCAGGTCGACGATTTCGGTTGCCAGTTCGCCCAGCATCTCCAGCGGGGAGGCAGAGCGCTTCGACTCGGGCTGGGTTTCGATCTTCTTCGCGGGCTCGCCCATCTTCGGCTCCTGAGGCTTGGTCTTTTTCTCGACTTGAATTCGTTGGTAGTGGTCAGTACCAGTGCGGCGGATCAGTCCGGAATCGACTAGATCGCGCAGGCAGCCCTGGACAATCCGAACGTCCGGCGTGCTTCCGGTCATGTTGCGAAGTGCGGTGAGCACCTGGAACGAACGCCAGGGCTCAGAGATCGGTACGCACTCGTAGACCTTCTTCGCGATTCCGGTCTGGCCCTGCATGAGGGATTCCTGTTTTGCGGGAGTCACTGTTCAACCCTCCCTTCCGGCCAAATGCTCTTCACGACATCCATCGGGTCGCAGTCTTCCATCAAGATCATCGTGAAGCGCTTGGCGCCTACGATTACGGTCCAAGAGCGTTTCATTTGGAGGCCCTCATCTCTTCTGGATCGGACTCTGCGCACTCCATAACGGCCGGGAAGTAACGGTTGCGCCACCAAGCGATGCCTCGATCTGACATAGACAGCTCACGATCAACCGAGCAACGATCATCGTTGGTTCGCCTATGGGTAAGCCGGAGGTAGTCCTCCGCCTCACTCCTGCCCATCATTTCGAGCAGGACCTCATCAACGACTTCGCTAGCTGGACGCAGGCAATCCAGAATGTCTTCACGGACCGATAGAATTGCCTTGAGCCATGCGCCCTCCCCCGCGGCTGTAAAAAATATCTGACCTAACCAATCAAGCGACATTTCCACCCACTCCTCGTTGCGCGGAACCAGCAGGTAACAATTCATGAACCCGCGCGTGTCGCTCTGTGGCCTGGAAACCAGAAATACCACTGGGCGCCCCGTGGACTTGCGCGTCTGATCTGCTTTGGCCACCTCAATCTCGGTCGGTCGCGTGCCTTTGACCTCGAGATACATATCTGCCGCTGGAAGGTAGAAATCCGGCAAGTACTTGCATCCCTCGACTTGAATAAGATGCGGCTCGTAGAGATAGAAGATGTCCGCCGCGTCCATGAGTCGAGCCCACATCAACTCGGTGTAGGAGCGCAGTTTGTATCCCTGGTGCTGATAGATAGTCCGCCGCCTTTCATCACCTTTCATCACCAGTCCTCCTTCTGCTCGGGCTGTTCGCGGTAGTGGCTTGCAAGCGGGACGAATCGGGATTTGCTCCCCTGGAAGGAGGTGAATACGCTGCCGATCTCTCCGTCCCGGTTCTTCCGGATCAGGATTTCGCCGATACCCTTCCTGTCGCTGTTCGGGAAATAGACTTCATCGCGGTACACGAACATGACGATGTCGGCGTCTTGCTCAATGGCGCCGGACTCGCGCAGGTCGCTGAGGACCGGACGCTTGTCGGGGCGAGACTCGCACCCTCGGTTGAGCTGGCAGAGGGGAAGCACAGGACACCCAATCTCCCTTGCCAACAGCTTCATCTGACGCGACATGGTGGTTACGTCATCTACACGACCCTTGCCATCGCCCTCTACGAGTCCTAGGTAGTCGATGACGATCAGCCCCAGGTCGCCCATGCGATGCTTCTGTCGGCGGGCGATGGACCGTATGCGCGGCATCGTCATTACAGGCACGTCGCTCACGGCGATCTTTGCGTCCCGGAGCTTGAGGACTGCCGCGTTGAGCTCGGTGTAATCTTTGTGAGTGCAGGAACCATCTTTCAGGTTTTGCAGAGAGATGCCTCCGACAGCCGCGATCAGGCGATCCATCAATTGAGCCTTTGTCATCTCAAGGCTGACCACCAGAACAGGCCTTCCCTGCTTGATGGCCACGTCTGCTGCGATATTCATTGCCAGGGTGGTTTTACCCATTGCAGGGCGGCCGGCAATGACAATCATCTGTCCAGACTTCAGGCCTTGCGTGTATTGGTCTAGGTCGGGAATCCCGGTGCTCAAACCGTCCAACATATCGCCTTTCTGCGCTCGGTCATGGCGCTCCTGAAGCACCTCTACGTGGTCGCGCAGAATGTCTCCAACCATTTGGCACTCACCGGTAGTACCACCCGCATCCAAACCGAGCACAAGGGCCTGAGCCTGAGCGATCTTGTCTTCGATTGAGCAATTCTGATGGGCAACCTCCTCGATCCCGCTGGCTACATCAACTATCTGGCGCGAGATAGCTCGCTCACGAACGATCCGCGCGTACTCTTTGGCATTCGCCACGCTGACGATGTTGGTTAGAATTTCTCCGACGTAAGCCATCGTGCGCGTGTCGTCGCAAAGGAACTCTTTGGCCTCTGCGAGGGTGATGATGTCAATCGGCGTGCCGGCGGACTCGAGATCAAGAATCAGCCGGTACAGGTCTGCGTTGACGCTGTATGCGAACGCATCAGGGGAAAGCTCTTCCGACAGAACGCTGATCAGATGAGGCTGCTTGAGCATGGCGCCAAGCACGCCGTGCTCCGCCTCCAGGCTGTGAAGTTCGATCATGCCTGCTCCTCCAACTGTCGGAACACGGCACGCGAGCAGATCACCTCAAGGCGCGGCATGACATTGGCTCCGCGATACCAGACCTGGCTCAAGCGATTGGCCCGCTCGAACACGGTCTTCCACAGCGGGCTCGCCTGGTGCTTATCGCTCTCGTTCCAGCGCTCGACGATCAGGGCGCGGAGAACCTTGTCACCAGCCACCGAAACGGCCGGCAGGTTCGGACAGGAGCGGTGGTACAGGTCGATGATCTTGTCGACAGGAACGCCAGCCTCGCTCACGGCCTTTTCGGCGCTCCTTGCCAGCCATTTGACCAGGAACATGCGCCAGTTCTTCTTGGCCTTGCGGGGATTTGCAGCGGCCCACACAGCAGCCCGAGCAATCTCCGCCTCAACGTCAACCGGAGAATACGCTTTAGCCCATTTGGTAATCAGGGCTGGTTCGACTTGAAAGTCCTCACCATCGAACGAAACCCCATTGGACTTCTCGACGGGCTGGTGATCGGCCCCCTGGGGGGCGGAAATCTGTTCCGAAGGAACAGTTTCAGGGGGTAGATCTTTTTTCTTTGTATAGAGAAGGGAGTGAGCAATTTTGGTCTCACTCGCCTTGCCGCCGATTGAGATCACATTGTCTGAGTGAGATGATTTGGTCTCACTGAGACTGTCTTTCTTCTGTTCGTGGAATACCCATTCTCTGGAAGGAGAAACACCAAGCTCGCCACGGCTTCCTCCGATGCGGAACAGGATGCGCCTCTCCAGCAGATGGCTGATCGCCTTGGACACAACGTCGCGGCGAATGTTGGTCAGCGCGCCAATCTCGTCGGCGGTTAGGCGCTTTGCCTCAACTTGATACCCAATCGTCTGGCGGCATATCGCGAAAAGTACGCGGAACTCGCGGGCAGGCAAGTCAACCTTGGCCAGCGACTCCATCAAGCTGTTTTCCATCCGGGTAAACCCCCCGGTGTTGCGTAAAGAAACGATATTGCTCATACTCGGTCCGTCCGTTTGCTATTTCCCAAGCGTGATTCGGCTGCCACCGATCCACGCACCGACAAAGCCCTGTAGTAGTCGCGCAGGGCTTTGTTGTATCTGCGCCTCCAATCGCTCGAACCCATTTCCGCAAGCTCTCCAGCAGCGTCAGCCATTGCGGCATAGTCAGAATTCGTGAGACGAGGGCGCATGCTTAAGCGCTCACCAAGCGAGGCTTGCGCCGCATCTGGTCAATCATCCGCAGAGCCTCTTCTGTCGCGGCGCGAGACTCAGAGAGTTCACGGTGAGCCTCTTGCAACTCACCTTCGTCAGCGCCATCAACCAGGCTCGCAATTGCCTGCTGTGCTTCGCCGTTCTCTTTGATCAGGGATCGGAGCATGCAGAGCACTTCCCGCTCGCCGCCCTCTCCATCGATCAGGCGAACCGATACCCCGACCGGAGTCAGCAGGTCGCCCAAAGCCTGAATCTTCAGATCGTTCGGGAGAGCGGCCAGGATCGAAGGCAGGAAATTTGCCGGAAGCAAGTTGTTGTCCTTCGTGGAGTCATCCAGCCAGCGGAACACCCGATCGGCATTCGCCTTCATCCTGTCCATCGCATCACGCGAGGGAGGGTCGAATACGATTCCGGTGGAGATATGAGCGTTGATGCGTTCGTGAGCCTCCACGATGTGCTGGACCACGGTCTCGCGGCTCCAGCCTTCGCGGCGGCGCCATTGGTTCACCACGCCGAGCAGTGTGGAGATCAGGGTGTGCGATTCGCTTCGCATGCTTTGTGGCCTCCCGGCCGGCAGATTGGATCGGGTTAGGCGGCGGACTGCTCAGTAGCGACCTTCAGGGCGCCTTTCGTGATGCGCTCAATCTCGTACTGGCGGAGTTTTGGAATTTCTTCTGGCCACTGGCGCACCGCCTCATAGGTAATGCCGAGGGCTTTGGCTACCTTCGAAACGCCGCGGAAGTGGCTGATCACTTGGGTCTTGGTCATAGGCGACTCCAGTTCACTCGCACCAATTCAAGCATGCTTGCAATTACAAAGCAAGCATGCTTGGCAAGCTACCTTGTAGATTTCTCAACATGAAAACCACAGACCGGATTACCAAGCTCGTACTCGCCAGAAAGCCGGAGATCGGCCCCCGCGGGGTAAAGCGAGATATCGCCAACACGTGCGGCATCAGCTATGAGGCCGTGAGGCAATGGTTTGCCGGCGACACTGAAAACATCAGAAATGAAAATTTGACCGCTCTGGCCGAGGGCTATGACACGACGGTGGACTGGCTTCTATCTGGTTCAGGAGAGCCACCTAGACGAAAAGCAACGAGCAGTGCGGCAGAGAAGTTCCTTCAAATGTTGCAAGGCAAAAAGCTTCGTCCCGATCAGCAGCAGCGCTTGGAGCAGGCAGTGCTAGACACTCTGGATGATCAGCCCGTGGTGGAGGCCGCAGACAATGTGATCATCGCCGACTTCTCCCGCAAGCCACTGGTGGGCGATGAGATTCGCATCGCTCATTACGATGTTCAGGGGGCGATGGGCAATGGAAAGGTTGTTCAAGATTTCCCAGAGATGTTCCGCGATGTCACGGTCAGCCAGCAGCATCTGCGCGAACTTGGCGTTAAGTACAAGGACCCATCACATCTGAAGATAATCACTGGCGACGGACAGTCGATGGCCCCGACCATCCAGAACCTAGATCCGCTAATCGTCGATGCCAGCATTCGCGAGTTCACCGGCGACGGTATCTACGCGTTCACCTGGCAGGGACTCTTCTATATCAAGCGCCTACAGTTGAAAGGGTCAGACCACTTCAAGATGATCTCGGACAATACAAGCCACCCTCCAGAGGATATTCGAGTGGATGAAACCTACATTCAGGCCAGAGTGTTGCTGGTCTGGAACGCGAAAAGGCTGTGATGGGCAGAGGCATCGCATCATAGGCAAGGTCATCTGGAGGGGTGGGGATCTGTAGCTGTGGGCGGGTCATGGGGGGGGGTGAGCTGCATGCATTGAGTCGACCTGCAGATTATCGAACGACCTGCAGCTTTTGAAACGACCTGCACTTTTCTTGTGGGCCTGCTATATTCTCGTCGACCTGCACATCCGTGCTTGATGATCATCGGGAGATTTGAATGAGCAGCGGCCTTAAAAGAATCATTGAGAACCATGACAAGTCTCTGGAAGAGCCAAGTCAGGCAGATTTCACCTTCAAGCGGCGATCCTATGCAGTCTCCAACCTGCGTGGAGGAATAGGAAAGTCGACTCTCTCGTTCAATTTGTCGTGGATGTTCACGCGCCATAGCCCTACTTTGATTGCCGATTTATGCCCGCAAAGGAATCTCACCGAATCCCTAATGCGCGGCGCTAAGGCTGAAGTTTCTATAGGGGACGCGCTCCGTCCTAAGGTTCTCGGCCCAGCCTTTGGCGATGTGCCTGATGACATCTCGTACCGTATCAGCAGCTACAACGACCATTTCAAGGGCGGGAAAAGCGGATATTTTGTTCCTGGAGATGGCCAACTCTTCGCCTTCCCCTCCGCCCTCTATCAGCAGCTCCAACAGGCTATGGCGGCGAACAACGCAAAGGCTGTGAGCAATATCCTGTTCAGCCTTCGAGACATTCTTAATGCCGAAGCTACCGAGAAGAAATGTCAAAACATCTTGATGGACTGCAGCCCGTTCTACGGTGGCGGAACCCACCTGGCTTGGTGTGCAGCTGACGCTTTGATCATCCCCGTGCGAGTGGATGAGCACTCGATTGAGTCGCTTGATATCACGCTCGACATGCTCTCCAACCCGAATAGTGATTACAACATATGGGCGGAGAGAGCCGGCGGCATGAAGCCACCAAAGGTGGCTGCGATCGTTATGACAATGGTTGGCGCACGGAGCCCAAAAAAAGGCGTGAAAGACCGAGCTTCGCAAATGTACGTTGAGCGCGCTTACAGCACGGCGGCGAAGTACCCGGATCTCTTCGACATTGCTGACCCAGCGGATGCATTCGCAATCACTGATGATTTCATGTCTGCTGGTCGAATCAGCGGTGCAGAAGGGATTCCAATTCCTAAACTGAAGGTTGGTCAGTTCCATACGGTCAATGGAAGCCGGCTCCAGGTCAATCAGTCGCAGACAAAATACAAGAAAGAGCTGGAATACCTTCTCAGCATTCTGTGACTCCAAGCCCCGCAACCGCGGGGCTTTTCGTTTCTGCCTGCCCTTCCCTCCCGGCTCCGCACTGAGCTGACGACCGCCCCCCCGGCGCTGAACTCGATACAGCGCCGCCTTTCCCTGCAAACTACCTGTCGCCATCACTGCCCCGCCCAGCCAAACTGCGGCTACCGTCTCCAGCATCCTCCGAATAGAATCACCTAGCCATTACACATCGAGGAGTTTTCCGTGGCCCTGATTAAGTGCAAGGAATGCGGCGCCCAGGTGTCGAACAAAGCCAAAGCCTGCCCATCGTGCGGTGCAAAGGTACCCAAGAGCGTTGGCGTCATCGGTTGGCTGTTTGTGATATTCATCGTCCTGCCTATCGCCTGGCAGTTTGGAACGGGAATCGGCTCCTCCGGCGATGCGGCTCAGTCGCGACCATCCAGTCCGCAATCGGCAGCCACAAGCCCTACTAAATCCCCATGGGAGCGCCATGAATACAAGGACCCGATGAGTGATGAAGTAACCACAATGCTCACGCTCCAGTCGAAGACGTCAACCCTCTTCGATTTCCCATATCGGGTTGCAGGGGGTTCGTTCCTGAGCCTCACCTTCCGCAAGAAGGGCAAAGACCTGGACGCCTTCCTCAAGATCACCAAAGGGCAGATGCAGTGCGGTTATCGAGACTGCGGGTTCGTTCTTCGTGTTGGTGACGGCAAGGCGCAAAAGTGGACCGGGGTCCGCAGCTCCACCAACGACAGCGACCTCATGTTCGTTCGGGACGCTAAGCAGTTGGAGTCCATCGTCAAATCGGGCAAGCCTTTCCGGATCGCCATAGAGTTCTTCCAGGCAGGAGAGCGCGTTTTCGAGTTCGACCCAACAGGCTACCCAGGCCTATAGCAGACAGAGACGTTCCCTGGCCCGCCTAGCGCGGGCTTTTTCATGGAATCAGAATGGGGTCTCATCCTCTTCCGCGCCCTCTTCCACAGGCTCAACCTCGGGACAGATAGCTTGATGCTCACCCTCGTTCCTAAGCGCCCACCGCAAGGTCACTAAGCCATCATCGTTGAAAATCAGCTCAACTCCATCCTCCTCCGCAATCAGCTCCATCACGGCCTCCCACGCCTCGTCCGTATCAGTATCTAGCCGGTGAACAGTCACCGCGCGTTCTAGCTGCGCCTTCGGCGCATTGATCATTGCCGACACCCTCAGTCCTAGGCGATCCACAGCCGTGAGTTCCTGCTGGAGTTGCTGCGCTTTCTTCTGCTTGGCCATAAGCCCCTCCTTGTACTGTTCATTCATACAGTATTAAAAATCATCACAAGATTGCTTGCATTCTAAAAACAAGCATGCTTTTATAAATGCAAGCCGGCTTGTGAACAGCACAAGCAATACAGCGAAGGCACAACACCGCTGGCCAGGCCACCGAGCCGACCGCTCTTTCGACAATTTGGGAACCCATGCCGGCCTCTGGTTGCCGGCCAGGCTCAAGGCTGACGCGACGCATCTGGAATCGCGCGCCGAGGGTCTGCACTGCTCACGCTCCCTGCCAGGGTCACTCAGATGGTGGCTTTGTACCTGGTACCGCCGAAAGGTGGGGAACACAGCGGACAGGCGCCGAAAGCGCTTGCAGTGAGGACAGAAATCATCGCCCAGGCGCAGGTGGCGGGTAACAGCGTCCGAGCAAGAAGACTGCGACGTTCGGCATGCCGGCTGAGCGGTTTACGGAGACACCAGAAGCACCACCCGCGGGTTGTAGAAGCCCAGCAGGCGAACGCGGGAGAAACACCGATTTCTCAGATGCCCTTCGCAAGAGGGGCATCGAAGAAGTCAACACGCCCTGGAGGGCAAGACGGGAAATCAAACGAGGGAAACAGCAATGAGCCAGATCTCAATAGTAGGCTACGAAAGCGACTGCAATTGCGAGCACTGTGGGCGCGCCCTGAGGCACGGAATCCGTCTTAGCGACGGCAGGCTTGTGGGCGCCACCTGCCTCGACAAAAAGCTGACCAAGCCGCGCTTGCATCAGGGCAAGTCCTTTCGCTTCGGTGCTGAACACATCATCAAGATTGCAAAGGTTGTTCAGTTCTACTCGCCGGGCAACTGGGCGCGCTTTGGCGTTTCCGCATCGAGCACGACGTTTGAGGGGGTCGCATGAAGATCAGACCAAAGGCTGCGCCCGCAAGCCTGAAAGCAGACGGGCGCGAATACTCGCGCCTAGTTCTTGCGGCATTCAACTGGATCAACGAAGACGATGAAGCCGAGCGGCTCGTAGAGCTGAATAGCAGGAAACGCGAAGTGAATGAGAACGCAAAGAAGCGGTTTTGAGATTTCCTCAGTCGCCCTTCGCAAGAGGGGCATCGAGGAAGTCAACACGCCCTGGAGGGCAACAACAATGACGCGCAACGAGTACGACGAGATGGAAGCCACTGCAAACGTGGCATTGGCTGGCCTTCTGGCTGGTGATGGCCAGTGGGTAAGCAATCCCAACGAACTGGTCAGGCATGCATTCGACATAGCCGAAGCCTTCAATGTCGAGAAGAAGCGCCGACTCGGCGAACGTCCGGAATGGGACAACTGAACCGCTATTGATACGGACCGCCCCGGTTCGCCGGGGCATCACCAGCTCCAACCCATTTGCCCATCCGGGCGCCCTATCGCCCAACCCAGGGCAAACCTAAAACGGAGAATCGCGATGGCGAGCAAGAAAAAGGCTGCGTCCGAAGAGGTCGTGACCGCTTACAAGGGATTCAAGCAGGACCTGACCTGCCGCGGCTACCAGTTCGAGATCGGCGGCACCTACAAGCATGAGGGTGAGGTAGAGGCATGCGCTTCGGGCTTCCACTCCTGCGAGTATCCCCTTGATGTCTTCGGCTACTACGCTCCAGGCGAAAGCCGATTCGCCATCGTAAAGGCTTCGGGGCAACTGAGCCGTCACGACGATGACAGCAAGATCGCCAGCGCCACCCTGGTGGTGGAGGCGGAAATCAGCATGCCGACCATGATCTCGCGAGCAATCGACTGGATCATGGCTCGGTTGGACAACTCGGTTGAGCAGACAGTGGTGGGCGACACCGCCAGCAACACCGGCGACTACTCGGCAGCGTCGAACACCGGCGACTACTCGGCAGCGTCGAACACCGGCTACCAATCGGCAGCGTCGAACACCGGCAACCGCTCGGCAGCGTCGAACACCGGCTACCAATCGGCAGCGTCGAACACCGGCTACCAATCGGCAGCGTCGAACACCGGCTACCAATCGGCAGCGTCGAACACCGGCAACCGCTCGGCAGCGTCGAACACCGGCAACCGCTCGGCAGCGTCGAACACCGGCGACTACTCGGCAGCGTCGAACACCGGCTACCAATCGGCAGCGTCGAACACCGGCAACCGCTCGGCAGCGTCGAACACCGGCTACCAATCGGCAGCGTCGAACACCGGCAACCAATCGGCAGCGTCGAACACCGGCAACCAATCGGCAGCGTCGAACACCGGCTACCAATCGGCAGCGTCGAACACCGGCAACCGCTCGGCAGCGTCGAACACCGGCTACCAATCGGCAGCCAGCAACACCGGCGACTACTCGGCAGCGTCGAACACCGGCGACTACTCGGCAGCGTCGAACACCGGCAACCGCTCGGCAGCGTCGAACACCGGCTACCAATCGGCAGCCGAGGTCAGCGGCAAGGAGTCCGTCGCCGCATCCCTGGGCATCGAAGGCCGCGCTCGCGCATCTGCTGGTAGCGCCATCGTCCTATGTCATCGTGACGACGAGGGGCGCCTAATCCATATCCGCGCCAGCAAGGTCGGGGAGAACGGCGTAGAGCCGGACACCTGGTACCAGTTGAATGCCGAGGGCGAGTTCGTCGAATTCGACGAGTGAGCTGCCATCGAACAGCGAACGAGTCTAGGGGCTAGCGCAGCCAGACCTGACGCATCCGGGGAAGCGCCCGGCGTTCGCTCCATTTGCCCTGATACGGCAAGAGAGGAATCCATGCCATCACTTGGCGAGTTCGCAGCAATGTGGGGATTTCTGCTTCTGACGATGTTTTTGCCGATCCGTTTGAAGCGTCGCCCTATTTAACCGCAAGACGCCTGACAGGCAGGAGAACAGAATGAGCAAGCTATCACCCCATGAGCTGGGAATCTTGTACTTCAACTTCATCGAATACCGGGATAAGGCATGCAATGGGATGGCGAAAATGAGCATCGCAAAGTTCTTCGCTATCTATGGCCTTAATCGGTTCAAGGAGTGATGCGAATGGCAAATAAACACACTCCAGGGCCTTGGAAGGTTGGAACTCCAGGCCCTAATGGCTGCTACACAGTTGGCACTCAGGGCGGCCTGATGACGGCAATGATCGCGCATAGCATCTGCGAGCCGGATCAGATCGAAACTGCAAATGCCAACGCCCGCCTGATAGCGGCAAGTCCCGATCTTCTGGCGGCCTGCCAAGCCTTCTCTCGCTTATACGGTCGCTTGTGGGACGTAACCGATCCAGTCGGATCCGGGTTCCTTTCTCCTGAGTCTGTGAAAGATTACGACGCAATCCACCGACTGATGACTGGGGCGATTCAGAAAGCCACCGCCTAACCGCGCCATGGCGCATACACACTGGAGGCAAGATATGGCAGCTGGTGACTACTACTCGTGCGACGTCTGCGGGGGGAAATGCTTCTACGACGCGAACCTGAACTACGAGTGGCCAGATAAGAACGGCAACGACTCGTGGGGCTACCACATCCCTGCTGACGAGATGATGCTCGGTACGAATTGCAAGCTCGACTACTGCGGCGACATCGCTGCTATCTGTCGGGACTGCCGGGCGACACACGAGATTGTTGTGCGAGAGAAGAGCAGCGCCTGACTTCCCCGGCAAGGACGCCACCCTTCAATGGGGATGCGCTACGGCGTGTTCGGCCAGACCAGAAATGGATGCTCGACAGCACGGGTAAAGAAGCAGCCGTAACCCGGCCATCCCCACCCTACCCCTCATTAGCCCGGCAAGTCCGGGCATTTTTTCGCCTGTATGACGACAGCGATTCGGAACGCTGCCGCATGCACGCGACCTAGAGGTCAGAGATATGAACGAAATGTACCTGAACGACGGGGACGCAACCTTCGTCGGAAGTTTCACAAAAGTCTGCTGGGACCGTGATAACGGCCAGCGTTACTCGTTCGGATTCAAGCCAAATCGCGGGAAAAAGTTCGTCGTGATGCTACTTGGCGAGGCGGACAAGACCGCCGACGACTTTGACCTTGAGGCTGCACTGAATCGCCTCGGCTTCTACCGGAGAGAGAAGTCATGAACGCCATCCGCAAGTTGCAAGAAGCGTATGACGCGAGACTGCCTGACGATGACGATGACGGCGACCGCGAGTATGTCACTGAGCAAGTCGGCAAGCTTCTGAACTGCGAGGACGGTGATTGCGTGCCGTTCCATGATCGGAAAGAAAGGCCCTTTATCGGCCCTGAGTTTACGGTCTACGGATTCGCCGGATTCGTCCCGGAGTGGCTTGCAGAGGTCGACAGCAAAGAGTGCCCGATGACTCAGCTACTCCTAGCCGTCCGCCGAGGCGACCTGGAACTGGCCCAACGCATCTGGTTCCGCGCATTCGAAGCAACGCTGATCGAGAACGCTGAACGAATGGTTAGGGAGAGACGAGTTTGACTGCTCCCCTCCCTGAAGGAAGGGGATTCCCAATTCACAGAGAACTGGACAGCGGTACTTGACCGATGCCGCTTACATTCTCTCCAAGGGCTAACACCGCCAGCCCGGCGGCTCTAATGTTGATCGCTGCGTTCACGTCGCGGTCATGTTCGGTGCCGCATTCCTGGCATGTCCAGCTACGGATATCCAAGGGTAAGCGCACAAGGGTATGGCCGCAGCAGGAACAGCGCTTCGAACTGGGATACCAGCGGTCGATGGCGACGACCTGTCGGCCAGCCCATTCACCTTTGTACTCCAATTGTCGCGCAAACTCTCCCCAGCCGACATCGGCAATGGATTTACTCAGTCTCGGATTGCGGATCATGTTCTTTACGGCTAGGGATTCGACGCAGACCACTTGGTTCTCGTTAATCAGTCTGCGGGACAGCTTGTGCAAGCGGTCCATGCGGCAGTCGGAGATTTTTGCGTGAATACGGGCCACTTTCAGCCGGGCCTTGGAGCGGTTCTTCGAGCCGAGCTTCTTCTTGCTAAGCCTACGCTGCGCCTTAGCTAGGCGAGCTGCGTATTTCGCGGTATGGCGGGGATTGCCGATCCGTTCGCCATCGCTGGTGACGAACAGGTCTTTCAGGCCCAGGTCGATACCGATCATCTTCGGCGTGACGGGCAGAGCCTCGAACTCGAACTCGCAGAGGCAAGACACATAGTAGCGGCCTGCGGAGTCCCTCGAAACGGTGACGGTGGAAGGCTCGCTCGGAAGCGGTCTGCTCCAGCGTATATCAAGAGGAGTCCTGGACTTGGCCAGGTACAGCTTGCCGTCCCGGTAGCTGAACGCCGACCGGGTGAACTCAGCGGACTGCCGATGCTTCTTGCTTTTGTACGCAGGGTACTTCGTGCGGCCTGAAAAGAAGTTTTTGAAGGCGGACTGCTGGTGGCGAAGGCACTGCTGCAAGGGGACGCAGGAGACCTCGTTCAGCCACGGAAACTCGCCGGAGCGCTTGAGCCTGGTGAGTGCCGCGTTGGCCTCCAGATACCCGACCTTCTCCTGCCGCTGGAAGAACGCATCGGTTCGCCAGCGTAGGACATAGTTGTAGACGAAGCGCGTACAGCCGAACGTCTGAGCTAGCAATTGCGCCTGCTCAGAAGTCGGATAGAAACGGTATTTGTACGCACGGTTAGCCATGCGTCACATTTTACCATCGTTAATGTAAAGGTAGTCACGACGAAACGGAGGAGGCGGGAACAGGGGCGCTCTGCGAGCGCCGTGCTATCCCTACCCCGCACTAGAAGTACGGGGTTTCCCGCGAAAACTGATGAGCATTGACTGGAACACGGCACCGGAGGGTGCGACTCATTGGGAGCCAACAGGACCTGATTTCTATGAAGGATGGATGAAGAAAGAAGGGACTGACTGGTTTTATTGGAGCGAATCAGGACACAAATGGATAAACGGGATTTTGACCTGCGATGTGTCCGCAGATCGTGAGGCGACATTCGAGGCTAGACCGCAAGAGGCCTGGGACGGCCATGGCCTGCCGCCAACCGGCCTGCTGGTGGAATGGAAAGCCGGCTTGGATCACGAGTGGAGGCGCGTAACCGTGCTGGCCTACGCCAATGGCGATGCGTGGTTACAGCCCGAGGACGGCGACTCATTCATCGTCGGAAACCCGGCAAACTTCAGGCGCATCCGCACTCCCGAGCAGATCGCCGCCGAGGAGCGGGAGAAGGCGATTGAAGAAATGTGCTTCGCAGAAGAGACGCTAACCGTCAAGCAAGCCAAAGCACTCTACGACGCCGGCTATCGCCGCCAGGAGTCATCCACATGACCATCACCATCGACCTGACCAAGGCCGCCAAGACAACGTTCTTCGCGGCCTTTTTCTTGGGCAGCATCCTGGCCTTCGCAGTGGCGTTTGTTGAGGTGGCGGGGCTATGAAGCTGACGACGACCGCCTACTACAACGAAATCGACCCATATGCCGCTCAGTGGCTTCGAAACCTGATCGCCGCCGGCCACATAGCGCCTGGCGACGTCGACGAACGATCGATCGAGGATGTTCACCCAGATGACCTCAAGCACTACACACAATGCCACTTCTTCGCGGGAATCGGCGTCTGGTCGCTCGCCCTTCGCCGCGCCGGCTGGCCAGATGATCGACCTGTTTGGACCGGTTCCTGTCCTTGCCAACCTTTCTCCTCGGCAGGCGAAGGAGCTGGGCTTGATGACCCGCGTCATCTCTGGCCACATTTTGCCTGGCTCATCCGCCAGCGCCGCCCTGGAGAAGTCCTTGGTGAGCAGGTTGCAAGCAAGGACGCGGAGCCTTGGCTCGACCTTGTACAAGCTGACCTGGAAGCCATGGAATATGCCTTCGGGGCTATCGCGTTTCCGTCTGCGGGCATCGGTGCCCCGCACATCCGTGACCGCACGTATTGGGTGGCCAACGCCATGCGCCCGAGATTATTTCCCGGCTCACTCTCCGGAATATATCGCGGCGAAGAAAGCCCAGGGTCACGGGATGGCGAACCTGAACGACCTGGCGCAATTGGCGGGATGGCCAACACCATCATGCCAGAACGATCGGACGGGCAATCCGGAATCGGCTTTGTCGATGACCCGCAAGGACGGCTCGAAGGTGCAGCAACGTCTGCAGGACTTCGCAGCGATTGCAGCCCCGGCCCGGTTAACGGCCTGTGGGCAGATGCTGACTGGCTCCTCTGCCGGGATGGCAAGTGGCGGCCAGTTGAACCCGGCGCATTCCCGCTGGCTCATGGGGCTCCCTCCCGAGTGGGACGACTGCGCGCCTACGGAAACGCCATCAATGCTGAAGCGGCGACGCAGTTCATAGCCGCTTACATGGAGGCAGCATGAACACCAGACGCACAGCAATCTGGCTAGGCAGCCTCTTCGCAGGACTTCTGTACCTCTTCATTCTCGCAGCCGGCCCGATCTGGGGCGGCATCATCACCGCAGAAGCTACGCACCTGTCCGCAGCAGGCCGGTAATCCGGATAACTGCGGCTTCTAGCGCAACGCTATTCATCCCGCAGGGGTGACGCTGCCGAGTGGCGCCGTAAGCGCCTTTCCCTTCTAACCCCTCCCTTCATTGGCTGCGCATGCGCGGCGAGGATCACTCATGTCCGCAGAAACCCAACTGGTCGAAGTGCCGGCCAAAGAAACCGCCCTCCAAGTCTACTCGGCCGTCAATGGCCTTGACCCGTTCCTGGCCAAGATTCGCGAAGAGATCGACGGCTTCGTGCCAGACGTCACTACCCGCAAGGGCAGAGAGGCCATCGCCTCCATCGCCTACAAGGTCGCCCGCTCGAAGACGGCGCTGGACAACGTAGGAAAGGAACTGGTCGCCGACCTGAAGGAAGTGCCGAAGAAGGTCGATGCCGAGCGCAAGCGCATGCGTGACCTGCTGGACTCCTGGCAGGCAGAGGTACGCCAGCCCCTAACTGAGTGGGAGCAGCGCGAGGAAATGCGCAAGGCCAAGCACCAGGCCGGCATCGATCAGATCAACCTGCGCCTGGAATGCCGAGACCTGGACTCTATTGAACTCAAAGCCAACATCGCTTGGTTGGAAGGCCTGGCCATCAGCGAAGCCTGGGAAGAGTTCGAGGCAGAGGCTGCTCGCGCCAAAGATAAGGCTTTGATCGCTCTCCGAGAAGCCCTGGTTGCCCGTGAGAAGTTCGAAGCCGAGCAGGCCGAACTGGAACGCCTGCGCGCCGAAGCAGCAGCACGCGAGCAGAAAGAGCGCGAGGAACGCATTGCCCGCGAAGCAGCCGAGGCCGAGCGCCTTGCAGCGGAACGACGCGCCCAGGAAGAACGCGAAGCCGCCGCTCGCCGCGAAACCGAGGCAAAGGCTGCCGCCGAGCGCCGGGAACTGGAACTGCGACTCGCTGCCGAGAAGGCGGAGCGCGAGAAGTTGGAAGCACAGCAACGCGCCGAGCAGGCTGAGCGTGATGCACAGCGGCGCGCCGAAGAAGCCGCTGCCGCAGAGCGCCAACGGCAGGCAGACGAGCAAGCCAGGATCGAGCGCGAGGCAGCAGCCCGAGAAGCCGACAAGGCCCACAAGAAAGCCATCAACAACGAAGCGCTGGCGGCGTTCGTCGCTGGTGGCATGGATGAGTCATCCGCGAGACGGGCGGTCACATTGATAGCCCAACGGAAAATTCCTGGCGTCCACATTTATTATTGAGGTCGCGAATGAACAACAGATCTGTTCTGGTTAGCGGAGTAGGAATAAACGACGCCGATTACACAGTAACGATAAATGAAACGGTCTCTGGTCGAAAAAAACAGGTGTGGGTTTGCCCGATTTATTCGACATGGAAGCATGTTATCGAGCGCTGCTACAGCAGGGAGTTCCAGAAGAGATGTCCGACATACGCGGGCTGTGAGGTTGTTCCCGAATGGAAAGTTTTCTCAGGGTTCCGGTCATGGATGATGACGCAGGACTACGCAGGGAAGCAGCTAGATAAAGATCTTCTTGTCCCTGGAAACAAGATATATGGGCCAGACACATGTGTGTTTCTGCCTTCCGAAGTCAACTCATTTCTGACCGAAAACAAATCAAGCCGAGGACCCTGGGCGGTAGGTGTTTGCTGGAATAAGTGGCGAAAAAAATTCCATGCGCGCTGCAAAAACCCATTCAGCGGGAAGACTGAAAATCTCGGTTACTTCGACAGTGAACACGAAGCTCACTCAGCATGGAAGGCTAGAAAGAATGAGCTGGCATGCGAGTACGCCTCGATTGAGAAAAACCCCATCGTAGCTCGTGCACTGCGGACTAGATACGCAAATTCATATTTAACTTCCTAATGAGGTCGACATGAACCAGATCGCCAAACGCCAAGAGTCGGCGCCAATCGTTCAGGCAGGAGAGTCTGCCACCATCTTGCAGGTTATCCAGCGCGCCGCCGCAGACCCGCAATGTGATATCGAGAAAATGGAGCGCCTCATGCAGATGCATGAGCGATTCCAGGCCAGACAGGCAGAGCAGCAGTACACCGAGGCGCTAGCTGCAATGCAGCAAGAACTGCCCGCAATTGCGGAGCGTGGAGACGCGAATGGCCGCTACAGCTACGCGCTCTGGGAGGACATCAACGAGCGCCTAAAGCCGATCCTGGCCAAGCACGGATTTGCCCTGACATTCCGCACCCCGCGCAATGAGAAAGGCGTCGAAGTTGAAGGCGTCCTCAGTCACCGCGGCGGTCACAGCGAGCGCACCTCGATGCTGCTTCCGGCAGACACCAGCGGCAACAAGAACGCCGCCCAGGCCGTGGCCAGTTCGGTCAGCTACGGCAAGCGCTACACAGCAGGCGCCCTGCTCAACTACACAACCCACGGCGAAGACGATGACGCGTTCAGCGCCGTATCGCAGCAGCCCGCTCTGGATCAGCGGGTCGTTATCGACATTCTGGAGCGCATTGAAGAGGCCAAGGATAAGGACGAACTCGCCGCGATCTGGAAGGCGGCTGTCGGGGTGCTTCGCGCGGCCGGCGACACGACTGGCTATGAGCGCGTTAAAGCGGCTGCGGCCGAACGTGGCAAGGCTCTTGAGGGGACAGAGAAATGATTATTATCACCTGCGACCAAGGAAGCCCCGAATGGCACCAGGCCAGGGCCGGGTGCATCACCGCCAGTATGTTCGGCGATGCCCGCGCAAGGCTTAAATCTGGCGCCAACAAAGGCCAGCCGACTTCCGCCGCTCTGGATTACGCCTTCAAGCTGGCCGTTGAGCGTATCAGCGGGCAGCCGCTAGATGGAGGATTCGAGACCTGGCAGATGAAGCGTGGTCACGAACTGGAACCAGAGGCCCGCATGGAGCACGAGATTCAGACAGGCCTGATCATCCAGCGCGCCGGCTTCGTGACAACCGACGACGGCTGTTTCGGCGCCAGTGCTGACGGACTGATCGGCGAGGATGGCGGCAGCGAGTACAAGTGCTTCCTCGCCCCGGAGAAGCTTCGCGCCTTCCACATCGACAACGACGCCAGCGGAATCATGGATCAGGTTCAAGGATGCATGTGGATCACTGGCCGCAAGTTCTGGCACGTCGGCATGTACTGCCCTGCGCTGGAGCCTGTAGGCCGTCAACTCTGGTGGCGAGAGTTCAAGCGCGACGACGACTACATCGAGGAACTTGAGTCCGACTTGTGGTCGTTCAAGCTGCTTGTCGACGAGTACGAGGCAAAGCTTCGGGAGAAGGCGGCATGAGCCAGATCGACTTCAGCCGTCATCCTGTAGATGTGCATCGAGACGAAATAGCCAGCCAGGTAGATGCGTTCCTAGCCAGCGGCGGAAAGATCGCATCTATCCCAATCGGCATGTCGGGAGACAGGGACGCCAAGCCGAACAGCAGACCGGCACGAAAAGCTAAGCCGGGTCAGACCGACGCCGCACACTCCGCATTCGAACGCAACCGCCGAGAGAATCGCAGGCTGCTATCGCAAACAGTCCGTTACTGCGCAGACAAGGGGATGACTATCTCCGCCACCGCAGACGCAATGGACCTCGACCGCGCTACTGTCCGCAAGATCGCCGCCGAGCACGGCATCAGGTTCGGGCATCGTTAGCGCCGCGACTCTCTCTCCGAACAGGAATAACCCCATGCACCAGCTAACAGCGAATCACCGCCCTTGCGGTGTGACGGTCACCGGCTGGCCTGAAGAAAGCCAGCTCATGACCCCAGACGACATTCTGCTATTCGCGAGAGCGGTGAGGCAGATAGCGATCAACCAAGCCCAGGGCGCCGAGGGTGTTCTGGTCTACCCGGAGGTGGGTGATGGAAGTCAAGGCGAAGACCAAGCGTGACCCCGGCCTGCGCACGGCGGTGCTCCTTCTGAAGCGCGCAAACCGCTACGTCGGAGTCCACAACAGCATTGGCGCCATGGACCTCAGCACAGAGATTGTCGAATTCATCGCCGCTATTGAGCGGCAGGAGAAGGGATTGTGAGCAAGGAACTGAACAAGGCACCGGTAGAGCAGGCAGGCGGGGATGAGCGGGTAGTTGATGGAAAGCCCCGCGCGACCAAATGCCCTGATTGCGGCGAAGGCGATCTGATGCCCGGCGACCTTTGCGCCTGCGGGTATGAAACCGATCCGGCAGCCGGTTACGCATGTTCCGAATGTGACGGCTCAGGCGAAGGTTGTGTCGGAGAGGTCTGCCGCGAATGCGACGGCAGTGGCTGGTTCGTAACCCCGGAGCAAGCCCGCGCCGCCCTGGCGCAACCCTCCCCGGCACAGGCCGAGCAGCACTGGCCAAAGCTGGAAAAGCCTGTCCAGGTCGGAGCCATTCGCTTCCACGCCGGGCTTTCATCTCGCCTCGTAGTCGAAGCCGCCCAGCGGCTGTACGAGTTCGAGTCCACTCCTGAGAAAGAGGCGGAGCGCATCGAGCGGCTCCAGGCGTTTCGCGAACAGTGCTTCGAACCGCTTGGCACGGAGTTCTCGAAGGTGCTGAGCGACAACCTGCCGGACCTGCTGTCCACGGCCCAGGCCGAGCGGCCGGAGTTCGACGAATCCGAACGCGAAGATATGGCCCGCATAGCCTTCGAAACGGCGATGGCGAACGGAATCAGCCTTGATTCATTCACCTTCCTGTCGAACTCGCTGGCCGAACGGTACGAGCGCATCGTCGGGGAGCTGCGGGCGGATCGCGATTCGTGGGCAGAGCAGGTAGAGCAGCGCCTCGCGGACTGGGATGAAATGCGTAAAGAGCGCGACGCCGCCCTGGCCAAGATCGCGGAACTGGATCAAGCGCTCGCCGAGAAAGACCCGTTCGGCGCGAAACTCAACCGCATTTCCGAAAAGCTGGAGCGTTGCGATGCACTGCTCGCAGCTCGGGCCGCCCAGGCTGGGCAGGTGCCACAGGCCTGGCTCGACGTGCAGGCAGAGCGCCGCCGGCAGATCACCGCCGAGGGATGGACGCCGGAGCACGACGACCTCTATTGCGCCGCCGAACTTCCGCGCGCCGCAGCAGCGTACATCCTCAACGGAGCTAACGACGAGGCTCCGGCTATCTGGTCGTTCTCGGCGAAGTGGTGGAAGCCGAGAGACGCGCGCTCCAACTACGTGCGTGCCGGCGCCTTGATCCTGGCCGAGATCGAGCGCCTGGACCGCGCCGCGCCCGGCAAGGAGGTAGGTCATGAGTGAGGTCCACCGCTTTTCCGTAGTGAAGATGCTTTCCGAGGCGGGCAACAAGATTAGCTACGAACCTCACGGCCCTGAAATTGTGATGGCGAAGGATTACGACGCCCTCGCCGCCGAGGCCCAGGCGCTAAGGGAGGAAGTCGCAGCACTGCGCGCAAGGGTGGTGGTTGTGCCGGAGCGAAAACTCCTAAATGCCGGAGTCCCAGGGCTGAATCGTAATAGCGGCTGGAACGCCTGCCTCGACGAACTGGCGCGCCTCAACGGTATGACGGTCAGCGTTTCCGCGCTTGATACCCTGCGAAAGGCCGCGTTAGGAGAGGTCCAGCACCTGAACAACGGACTGTGCCCTGATGCCTTTGAGGGGCACGAAGCACGCGATCCGGACTGCCCGGTATGCCGGGCGCTGATCGAGACGGGAAAGGAGAGCGACAATGTCTGAACTAAAACCGTGCCCGTTCTGCGGATGCTCGATGCACCTAGAGAGCAACCGCGACTGGCATAGGATCGTAGGCGATCACGCTTTAGAGTGCGCCTTCACGGACAGCGAAACAGTGGTGGTGCCGGCAACAAAAGAGCAGCGTGATATTGCTGTCTCCGACTGGAACACCAGAGCCGTCCCCGCGGACCATGTGGTGGTTCAGCGGGAGTTGCTGGAGCGCCTGTACAGCAGCGATACCGCAACGGCACTGATGGCAGCGGCAGAACTAAGATCCCTACTCAATCCCTAGCTCTTCCCCTTAACCACCACCATCGACCAGGCTGAAACCCGCATTCCTGCTGGGTTTCAGCACAAAAACTGGACGATTTTGGCCCACTAGCCCGCCACCCCAAACCAACGCATCCGACCCCCGGAGGACCAACCGTATGGAAGGTATTCGCATGTCTCAATTTCGTCCATGCCCAGCCTGCCGAGGTTACGACCTTGAGCGTCGCTGGTGCCACGTTTGCGATGGTCGCGGCGTCGTTGACGTCGAGGCTCAACAGAAGGAACGCGCAGAGATGGTGAAGCTGCTGCGCGCAGCCGGCATTGAAGTGAGGGACTGACCGTGCCTGACATTCAAGCAACCTACATCGAAGTAAGCGCCGAAGTGCGCTACTGGGAAGACTCCAAGATCAATGGAGTGGAAGACGAGAATGGCACCCTTACTCCGTTCCGCAGTGGAGACCTCTGGTGCCCGGTGATCCGCCTGGAAGACGGCACGGTGATGGATTGGCCGGCCGGCATGGTCGCTGACTTTCACTTCAAGGTCTGCGACGCCGGGCAGTACTGGCTACTGGATGACAGCCGAAAACGCGTAGCGCAGTGGGCTGGCTATTACGTCCCGGATGAATTCCTTTGCCCGACCGAGAACGGTTATGGGGACTACATCATCTTCAAAGTCGGCGCCGATGGTTTGATTACCGGGTGGCGCAAACCAGAGATCGAATGGGGCGGCCGCGAAGATGATCAGGAAGGATGGAAGCGCCTTAAGGAGAACGACCGTGCCTGACATGAGAGAAGAGTTTGAAGCGTGGGCTACCAAGCACCGTATGCCGATTCATCGCGACGGTGTTGTCACCGACTATGCAGCCAGATGCACAGATGAATGCTGGCAAGCCTGGAAAGCCAGCCGCGCGGCTCTGAGGGTGGAGCTGCCGGAGCGTCGCGATCCGTTGAACTGGACCGGAGACGATGAGAACCCAAGATCTGCCGGCTTCAACGACTGCCTTGAGCGAGTGACCGAAGCCCTCCAGCAAGCCGGAATCGAGGTGAAGCATGGCTGACCATCCTATCGACGACAGAGTGCTCGAGCATCTCCGCAAAATTCAGGGCTCTACTGCATGGGCTATGCGTCACGCCATCGGCGAAGACAGGCCGACCATCAGCAAGGCTTTGAATAGGCTAAAGCGCAAGGGCCTCGTTGAATGCAACGGCACACCCTACTGGGTAGCAACTGGACTTCGAGGTACGCACGCATGACCGACCACGCAGAGCTGCGGAGGCTGGCTGAAGAAGTGATCCGAATTGAGCGGAGCGAGGATGAGCCGATCTCCTCTGCTTGGGAATTATTCGATTCCGCCGCCAACCCCAAAGCCATCCTCGCCCTGCTGGACCAGATAGACGGGCTGAGCGACGAGTTATCCGCATGCACCGAGCATCCTGGCGGATGTGGGTATTGGCGCGAGGCCGCCAAGCGTAGAGCCGAAGAGCGCGACCGGCTGAGGGCGCAGAACGATGCGCTGCAGGGAGCGCTACATGCCGTTCAAGCTGAGGTAGACGGGAATCTCCGCCCACTTACCCGCGACCTCGTGAACATGGTCAGCGGCTTGAATAACGGCACTCACCCGAATGACATCTACGAACACTGCGACGAGATCGAAAGGATCATCGGAGCAGCCTTGAAAGGAGCAACGCAATGAACGACCGCACACTACTCGAACTGGCGGCGCGGGCGGCGGGGATGCAGATCAATGAGCAGCGTCAAGCCGAACGTGATTCCATAGTCGATCCAGCAAAAGCCAGCCTTTGGATTGTCGATGGGTGTACGGCCTGGAACCCACTTATCGAAAGCCACCACGCGTTTATTCTGGCGGTGCAGCTTCGCCTGGACATTACGTTCTACAACGGATTTCAGGAGGTGGCCGCCGAGCCATCAAATGGTGACGGGATGAACCCTTGCCAGGAGGTGTTCACAGAAAACCCGTATGCGGCAACTCGGCGAGCAATAGTCCGCGCCGCCGCCGAGATCGGCAAGTCTATGGGAGGTGGGGAGTGACGAAAGACAACGGTGGACAAGCGTTTCCCTCGGAATCGATGTACACGTCCGAAGCGGGAATGACCCTGCGCGATTACTTCGCGGCCAAGGCGATGCAGGCCTTGCTTCATCCGACGTACATAGAGTCAAGCGTAAGCAAGCCCCATAGCAATCCTCTTGCTGACATACCGAGGGTTGCTTATCGATACGCCGACGCCATGCTAAAGGCCAGGAAGGCGGGAGGTGGGGAGTGATGAAACGGGAGGAATTCGAGAAGCGCATGGCCGGCATATTCGACCTGTCCGCTTACGTGGACAGCCAGGGAGACATCCGATATTCGGACAGCCACACCCAGGCTGCTTGGGATGGATGGCGATGGGCAATGGTGGTTTTCCAGCCAATTGAAGCAGAACGGTATGGAGAGTTGAATGAGCGACGCACCCATTGAACCCCATGAATACCTCTACGGCGTAAAGGTCGTCCAGATCGAGGATCTTCGAGTTGCCCGAGGATTGACCAGGCGCCCGGTTTCTTCATGCCGTCACAGGAAAATGGTCTACGACGAAAAGGAGCGCCGCATCTGGTGCAGCGATTGTGAAACGGAGGTCGAGCCGTTTGATGCCTTCATGCACCTGGTACAGGTATTCGATGGCGGCCTGAAGGACTTGAACAGGCGCCGCCGAGAGTTGCATGAGGCAGAGCAGTTTGCAATCCGCAGCCGTGCGGCCAAGGTGATCGACGAAGCGTGGCGCAGCACGAAGATGGCTCCGCTTTGCCCACACTGCAATGAGGCGCTTCTCCCGGAAGACGTTGTAAAGGGAGTTGCCACGGCATCCAAGCAACTGATCATCGCTCGCCGCAACAAGCAGAAACAACTGAAGTAGCCCAGCCGAGCCCACTAGGGCCTCTTCCTGAGGCCCGCCCGGCTGGGCAACCAATCCTACCATCATGCCATCCCCGGCAATAGCTGGGGTGGAGAGGTATTGCCCATGAGTACCGCAGAGAAAGTCGAGTACGAAGACAAGGTGCCCGAGCAGGTGATGGCGGCACTGCTTGGGATAACCTACCGCGCCCTGCAAACCCGCAGATCAAAACGGCAGATCCCGGAAGGCGTCTGGAACAAGGTCAACGGGAAAATAATCTACAGTCGACGGAGATACGACGAATGGCTCGAAAGCCTTTGGGTATGCCCACCGGGGTGGAAGTCATCGGCAACTCTATCCGTATCCGCTTCATGTGGAACGGAACAAGGAAGTGCGAAACACTCCCCTATCCCGCGACGCAAAAAGGGATTAAGACTGCATCCGGTCTTAGAGATCAGGTAGTCCAGACCATCAAGCTTGGCATCATGGACGAAGCCAAGTATGCAGAGTTCTTCCCAGGGTCTGCGATTGCGGAATCGGTCAGCAGCCAAATCCCTCTGTTCGGTGAGCATGCGCAACTCTGGCTAGACAGCCGAGAGATCGTGCTTGGCACCCGAAAGAACTACAAGAGCATCCTTAACCAATACTGGATGCCACATCTTGCAGTAGCCCGGCTTGACCAGATCACCCCTACCCTCTTGCGCCGAATCATCAGCAGCATCGAGTGGACGTCGCCAGGCGTGAAGCGTAACGCGATGTTCAAGCTATCGACGATCCTAGATTCCGCTGTGAAGGACGGGCTGATCAAGAAGAACCCGATGGCGCCTCTTGAGAAGCCGAGGGTTTCGAAGAAGCTGGTGGATCCTTTCACCAGGGACGAAGCAGAACGCATCATCCAACACCTGTACGCGACCCTTGGGAAGTACTCAAGGATCTACGCCGCGCTGTACGAGTTTCTGTTCTTCACAGGGTTGCGGCCTGGGGAAGCTTTCGCCCTCAGATGGGACGAGGTAGACGAAGAGGCCCGGCGCATCCATGTGTGCCGGATCGTCATAGATCGCGGAATCGAAGAGCGAGTCAAGACCAAGCATGAGCGCGACGTTCTGCTCAATGAGCGCGCCTTGAATGCCCTGGCAGAGGCCAAGCGGATTGCTCGGCTGAAGCGCGTCGCCTCTGTCTCCGAGTTCGCAGTAAGCCCGTTCGTATTCCCCCCGAGCAAGGGCGGGCTGTGGATCAAGGAGCCAAGTGTTACCATAAAGCACTTCCACGCCGCGCTGGATGCTCTATCCATCCGAAGGCGCCGGCAGTACGACACCCGCCACACATACGCGACCATGTGCCTGATGGCTGGCATGAACCCTGCGTTTATCGCTGGGCAGCTAGGCCACAGCGTGCAGATGCTGCTATCGACCTATGCCAAGTGGCTGAACTCCGCCTCGGATTGGAGCGAGCTGGAGAAGCTACCGACCAGGGTTAAAACTGGTACGGAATTGGTACAGGAAGCAGAGGAAGGCGCGTAACCATCCCGCAAAGCCCCGCAGGACAATGCCTTGATATCTACAGCTAACATCACCATGCAGTTCGGCGCCAAGCCGCTGTTCGAGAACGTTTCCGTCAAGTTCGGCAACGGCAACCGCTACGGCCTGATCGGCGCCAACGGTTGCGGCAAGTCGACCTTCATGAAGATCCTCGGCAACGACCTGGAGCCGAGCGCCGGCCAGGTCATGCTGGAACCCAACGTGCGCCTGGGCAAGCTGCGCCAGGACCAGTTCGCCTACGAGGACTTCAGCGTCATCGATACGGTGATCATGGGCCACGAGGAACTCTGGGCGGTGAAGGCCGAGCGCGACCGCATCTACTCGCTGCCGGAAATGAGCGAGGCAGATGGCATGGCGGTGGCCGAGCTGGAAGTCCAGTTCGCCGAGTTCGACGGCTACACCGCCGAGTCCCGCGCCGGCGAGCTGCTGCTCGGCCTGGGCATCCCGCTGGAGCAGCACTTCGGCCCGATGAGCGCCGTCGCCCCCGGCTGGAAGCTGCGCGTGCTGCTGGCCCAGGCGCTGTTCTCGGACCCGGACGTGCTGCTGCTCGACGAACCGACCAACCACCTGGACATCAACACCATCCGCTGGCTGGAAGGCGTGCTCACCGCGCGCAACAGCACCATGATCATCATTTCCCACGATCGCCACTTCCTGAACAGCGTCTGCACCCACATGGCCGACCTGGACTACGGCGAGCTGCGCCTGTTCCCGGGCAACTACGACGAGTACATGACCGCCGCCGAACAGGCCCGCGAGCGCCTGCTGTCGGACAACGCCAAGAAGAAGGCGCAGATCGCCGAGCTGCAATCCTTCGTCAGCCGCTTCTCGGCCAACGCCTCCAAGGCCAAGCAGGCCACCAGCCGCGCCCGGCAGATCGACAAGATCCAGCTGGAAGAGGTCAAGCCGTCCAGCCGGGTCAGCCCGTTCATCCGCTTCGAGCAATACAAGAAGCTGCACCGCCAGGCGGTGACCGTGGAAAACATCAGCAAGGGCTATGACGGCAAGCCGCTGTTCAAGGGCCTGAGCCTGCAGGTCGAGGCCGGCGAGCGCGTCGCCATCATCGGCCCCAACGGCATCGGCAAGACCACCCTGCTGCGCTGCCTGGTCGGCGACCTGCCGGTGGACGGCGGCGAGGTGAAATGGACCGACAGCGCCGACGTCGGCTATTTCGCCCAGGACCATGCCGACGACTTCGCCGACGACATGAGCCTGTTCGACTGGATGGCCCAGTGGACCCAGGGCGGCGAACAACTGGTGCGCGGCACCCTCGGCCGCATGCTGTTCTCCAACGACGAGATCAAGAAGTCGGTGAAAGTGATCTCCGGCGGCGAGCAGGGCCGCATGCTGTTCGGCCGGCTGATCCTCAAGCGTCCCAACGTGCTGGTGATGGACGAGCCGACCAACCACCTGGACATGGAGTCCATCGAGGCGCTGAACCTGGCGCTGGACAACTATCCGGGCACGCTGATCTTCGTCAGCCACGACCGCGAATTCGTTTCCTCGCTGGCTACCCGCATCATCGAGCTGGGCGAGAACGGCGTGACCGACTTCAGCGGCAGCTACGACGACTACCTGCGCAGCCAGGGCGTGATCGTCTGA